ATGTTTAGAAGTGATATTTATACAATGCAATTAAAAACTAACAACATCGTGACCATGATGAGTACTGGGAGACCATTTAAATTTATTTTAGACGGGGATATCAAACCAAGCATTAAGAAATGTCCTACTGATGAGACGGCATGGAAAGATGAACACCAGTACGATCAAACATACTCTCTGTGGGAAGATCCAGAGGACTGGCGTCTCTATTTCAAGGTTGCAACACCGAATGGTGACTTTGTGAAAAGTGGATGGTGGATTGACCAGACCAATGGAGATTTGCATGTAAAATGTTCCAATCAAAGCGAAAAGTATACCCCGTTTGAATACAATGTAAAATTCTTTTTTACGAAAGTCACCCCAAAAAGCGAAACGATGAAACGATGGAAAGTAGCGAAGGAAAGAAGTCCAAACACCGTCATCCTTGTGCATATCGGCATGTTTTATGAAGTATTTGACGAAGATGCACAATTGTTTCACGATCTATTTGACTTCCCACTGATGTGTCGATCCGAGTATGCACACACTGGGTTTCCTGAAAAATCACTCGCCAAATACAAAAAAGCGTTGGAAGAAAAAGATATTGAATATATAGTAGTAAATTAAATTTTACTACGGCAATTCGGGCAGGTATCGTTCGTTTCCAGCCACGGGGTTATACATTCTTTGTGAAATGCATGCGATACGGTATCTTGACACGGTAATCTACATATAATATCATTTTCTTTAATAGCAACTTGACATATACTACAGTCTCCCAAATCCCCCTCGCATTTAAAGGTTGCAATTCTAGGTCCACTTTCGACTCGATCACTTGCAAATTCGGGTAATAAATGTAAAGGACCATTTTGACGCCTACGAGGCGGGCGCGATCTCATACGATGCGTGCCAGATATTTCGCTCATCATGTGGTGAGTAAAATCACTAATAACAAATTGATCAAGATCTATTGCACTTCTTTCTCGTCCATTATTATCGGTGAAATGTATAGTGTAACTGGTAAATCTAGACATTTTATTTACATTGAAAATACTTTTATACTACATTTACCCACCACATAACATACACCCCAACTTTTCTAAACAACCAAGTTCTTCTTCTTCCTCCTCTTCCTTTGGTGCACCTATAGATACATTTGTACCCCCACCTCCACCACCTCCTTCGGAAGACATTGGGAGAACGGCGCCTCTATTACCTACATTTATGGACACGGTGTTCCCCATTTTATTAAACAAAAAAACTATTTATACTATTCCAAAAATTACGAAGCACGAGGACAACGCGGGTTTCTAATACCATTGGAGCGCCATGATAACCGATTGCATCGTGTTTAATATTAAAGTTATGTCGGGCCATATTAACAAACCATTTACACGTATATATAATATCAAAACAAAGAATCCGCCTCATCCAATAGTATGGTCATGTAGGAATCAGAAGAGTCATCCGATTGATTTGACTGACGGCGTTCTAGTTTGGTAACCGGCTCAGCTTTGACTGGTTCGACATCGACTGGTTCATCAGGGCATGGCATAGGATGTACCTGAACGGATACTTCACATCCCATTTGAGCATTCAAAATTACTATATATAATCAAACCTGAAATGATCCATTGTATCGTGTGGTCCTAACAGTTATGTTGCGGTGTATTCTTTCACGACGTAACATTTCTTTCCTATAGTCAAAAATTAAGGCTACTATCACCAGTAACCAAAACAGGGAAAATGACAAATCTAAACGAGGGTCCCTTGGTCTAGATACAAATATTATAATTGATAAAATACCTAAAGCAGTCCCCATCCCATAGACGAAAGGCTTCATTTTATAATTTAGTAATAATATTTATACTCTAGAAAACGACCTCTTCGATATCTTTTTGGTCTCCAACGCATCACTGGTTCCCCACCGGATAAAAGCCATTCTATGTAGAAGTTTTTTTTCACCCTGTATTTGTTTGGAAGAATGATGGCATGCCTGCACATCACGCACTCTGTATGTTTATGTTTCAATAACATGTTGTGACATTCTTTGCACCACGAATGATTGCATACATTTGTAAATATACTGGGTGATTCTTCCAAACAGATAGGACATTCTGTCATTTTTGTAAACATGGAAAAATACAAAATACTCTAATAATTTAGATTTCAAAATATAAAATAAATTAAAAACAAGTCAATATAAATAATCATTACAGCATCTAAAATGCTGAGAGTGGCGTTTGGGATGGTTTTGGGTGTTTATTTGGCTCAAAATTATCCGGTACCAAATGCTAAAACTGCACTGGAACTTAGTTTGAAATACTTAAAAGAATTTGAAAAGAATCTGAAAGAGAGAGGAAAGTAATCTCCACATCTGTTTTAACTTCATTATAGTATACGGAATCATTTTGTTGTTTCCATAGATTGTACGACTGGCGCATCTCTTCTGTATTGTGCATTTTAAGAGCCTTCTCCATCAAAGCTACTTTTTCACCGCATCGGTCGTCATTCAATTCATCCGCAGTTAACTTCAAGCATAACGCATGCCGTGTATCTAATTGGGTGTACCCACCATCCATTTGTTTCCAAAGTCGAGAGGCAAGCTCCATCATTTGGTAGGATTTTTTTACAGGTGCAAGCAGCTCTTTAAAGGTGTACATATTAAAATAATAATCGCTAGCGTAGATCATAGCCCGTGCTAAATGGTATCGCTGCTGCATAATTGGCAACGGACTCACGGAAGGATCTTTCCATAAATAGGTGTTCAATATTTTAACCGCTTCCAATTCTTTAGAAACTGCATTTTTGAACCATATTTTGGCCTCTTTTGGATCTTTCTCTACAGCTTTATCATGTGCCCAGTGAGATAAAAGATCCAAAATATGCAACTGTTCAAACTTCCAACACGAACTATTGCAATCGTTCCAAATAAATAAAATACTATTCTTCACACTAGTAGGTCCCTTCATAATATCACATAACAAACTGTAATATCTTTCGCAATTATCATAACCGTTGTTATTGTAATCTATAGCCTGTACCACCTTTCTACGCAATTCAGATGCCTGTATTAATTTACTATTGTCATACTGCACGTGGCGTTCAAAATAAATACTATTTGTTTTCATTTAAAGTAATACATATACATATTTATACTATAATACAGGCATCTTTATCTACTTCATGATTTCCAACTTTTACGCCATGTTTCTTTGCTGCTGCTTCTAACACCCTTACCCTCTTTTCCAAACTTTTGTTTTTTTCTTCCAGAAGGAATATCTTGGACTCTAGTTTGTTCACAAAATGTATTAATTCGTCCACTGTATCATCTTGACGAACCACAGACATATATGTGTATAAACGTGCATTTATATAGCCATATCCTGTAACAGGGCCTCCAAGGTCAATACCCAATACTCCAACTTTGAAACATACGCTTCGACAAAGTTCTTTCCAAGTGCCAAAAACGATTCAGTATTATCCATACCTACCACCTTATCACACTGTACTAAAATAGAACCAATTTCGCCCAGTGGTGGAAATATACCACGGTGTGTGTACCCCGTTTTACGCAAGGCTGTTTGTCGAGGTACGACATGTAAATTATTGTCATTGTCTCGAAACCATTTCCAATCATTGTAATGGATAGCTTTCTCATATTCATCGAATATTTTTTTTATAATGACATTGGCGGGCGTTCCAGCCTTTTCTTCGATAAGCTTCCGATTCAAGTGATGTGCTTGCATCTGAGCCAACTGTTGTTCTACATAATATTTTGCACCAAACACACTTGTAATAGTGGAAATGATATTGGTTACTATAGAAGTCATATACAGACAAATACATAAAATAAATACTCTGTATATTTACATTATAAATTGTCTGCTCTTTGTATAAAATGGTACAGTCGTTTGCCGACAAGTTTGTATCATGGCCAGATGCACCATTCTTTCTTAGACATGTCATGTCCATGAATTACGCCGGCAAGGTATATTCGGTCCTACGCGGTATCGAAGCTGCCACCGAACTCAGCTTATGGCCATCCATGTTATGTATCAGTTATGCGGTGTTCATGGCCTTGGGAATGTACTGGTATACCAGATTTTGGTCTCTCGAAAAAGACATTGATGCATACTACACCAAAGGTTCAACCCACTGGCTGCAAACATACAATATCGGCGTGACTTTAGGAGCTGCTCTCTATTACCTAGTATTTGCCATTCTATTCACATTATCCTATCAATACGAATATCACACAGTATCCTTGTCCTTGGCAATATGGAACGGGTGGTGCTGTGTAAACTTGCTGCTTGCTACGCCATTCATCTCTGAAGTTAAGTAAAGGTAAAAGCCACTCATCCAGTATATAGTAATTTAAGATATTAAAAATATTACATGAATTATACCTTAGTCAAATCAATAATTTCAGTCTCATTGCGTGATTTCTTTGGCGCTGGAGGACACTCCAAATCATCTCTTTTCCTTTTAGGGGATGGTGTACGGTAACCTTCTTCGGGCGTCTTGTCTCCGTGCCCATGACAGTAGGTTTTACCGCATAATTGACGAGGGTTAGATGGTCCCATATCTACATTGCATTCCGTGCAACGATTTTCAATTTCGTCTTCTGTATCACTGTCGTTATCATCATACGGATAACCGTATTGATCATTGACTTCTTGTAACATGTCTTCGTATTCTTCTTTTCCAATCAACATTTTAGATGCTTGTGCCATAGTTTCCCCGTTCACTGCCAAGTCGATGTATGTGGCCATGTCATATTCTTCAAAATCCGGTGGACAATCTGTGATTATACCACCGCTAGTGTTGTACATGCTCAACCATCCCTTTTCAATGGCATGTTTGATGTTGTCTTCGCCATATTCTGCAACCAATACCTCCCACGGAAGTTCATCCATTGTATGGTGGTCATAATCGATCTCGGACCATTTATTAAACCAGAATTCAAAACAGGTTGTGTCGCTCATGATTATAGATTGTACGTGTTATATTTGTTTGTTTTGACGATTGTTTTAACTGATTGTAGCTCTTGTGTTGAATTTGACTCACTCTGGATGTAACATGCATGCCACCACGTTGTACATGACGCGAGGTCTGAGGGGTGTGGTGTGCATGGTGGTAAGTACTGTATGTACAAACTGGCCCGATTTAGGTACAAACTGGCCCGACACATACCCAATCCAGACTCACGCACAAAGTGCTTGTCATACACGCACATCCCCAATGGTACGCTCGGCCTAAAATAAACAGGCCTGTGTACATATTAGGCCAAAATTAGACAGGGGGTGGCAAAAAATATTTTTTTTTTTGGCTTTTTCCCTAAACATGCTGTGAGCATGTTAAAATAGCATTAAATAACATATATGCTATTGCATGTTATTAGAAAATAGTAAAAAAAAAAAAATTTCAAATCGACCCTATGTCTAATTTTTAGCTAACAGGTAAATATGCCTGTTTATTTTAGGAGGGACAAACCATTATAAAACATTCCGATGTTATTTATATGTTAATTATATGCTGACGATGTTATAGGTAGATAGCATGAGAGGATGTTCGGTCCACTTTCTGGTAGACCCATAGTCCTGCCAAGCCTTACAACCACGGATAAGGTTATGGCATCCAGAGCCAAGAAACGTGGGTGGGAAGAAACACTTTAATTTACTTTAATTTATTACGGCATAGTGCGCATTTACCCAACTTATCTAAACAGGTCTTACAAAACTTGTGACCACATGAAGTTATTTTGATTGACCCATTTGGTATAAGCTCCATGCAAACCGGACACTCTACATTCTTTTTCAACTCTTCCACAACAGATTTCACCGGGTTTGGGTCTTCAGATAGCTGCTGTATTGCACTCAGTACTCGCATCTGAAGACGGTGGTGCTCCTCCATTAGTCCACAATGCTTGGACCACATGCGCGTAATTACTCCCTGTTGTTTTCTTAAGGTAGACCAAGCGAAACGCCTCTGGCGTAACAATTCGGTGATATTTACTTTTTTTAATGTTTTTGGCATGCTTTTTTATATAATAAATTGCGTCTGTACGATGTATGGTGTCGTCTGTTTGTACCTCGGATACGTCTGTTTGTACCTCGGATACTTCTGTCCGTACTGTAATATAGAAGTAATAAATAATGTGCGTGATCGAACATGGTGTGCGTGATCGAACATGGTGTGCGTGATCGAACATGGTGCTTGTCCGAAAAGAGAGGTATATAAGGTCTGTGCGTATTTTATAAATGTACAAGAGCACACAAGAATACGTAGAACAATACCGAGAACATTTGTCATTGGAAGATATAAGAGAGATAAATCAGCATATGGAGACCATTCGGGTAGCAGTAGAAGAAAATAATGTGAATGGGTTGGACGCCCCATTGATTCTATTGGCAACTAAAATGCACTCGAAAGATGACGATAACATGAAAAAATACATACGATATGCATTGATAATGATACGCGAGGTGTATGCAATCGATAAAAGGGAGATTGGACTTCGTTTACAATCGGTATAAATAGTAAGATAAATGTTTTAAAGTAAATGAGTAGATATGTAGTTATCGCATGTTCTGTCTGTCATCACACCACAAACGAATGGCGTCAATGTTATAAGTGTTTATCCTGTTGGTGCTTTTACTGCCAACAGAAAATAGAGTCGTCTGGAACCAAATGTACACACCCGCCGGAATTAGCAGGAACTTTAAAATACCATTGTCCTAGATGCGATCACGGCTTTATAAAGGGCTCAAAGTGGATGTCTCCTTTTAAACACACCGTGTCAAAATCGTGCATTGTCATGTAACAAAATGAAAGTATATATTTAAAAATAATATATGCAAATGGCGGATCAATTTATTATTGATGCTTTTTTACACGCACCGCCTTTAAAGAATGGTATTTATAAAGATGTGATAAAGGAGATCAAAGCTGGTAAAAGTGGGGCATGTGTGTATGAACTAAGCGGAAACAGAATCCTCAAGACGTATTTGCCGAGAGATCATGAGCAATGGTTTAAAAATGGTACGACCGAAAGCAAACAAAAAAAGTATACACAACATTATCATTATGAATCGTCGATGTCATACATCCGTTCCATCCGTGATATAGTCATGACTATGATTTTACCAGATTGCATGTCCCCTGTATTATATGAATATGGCTTTATCCAATCAAACAAGGGATTACAACCATTCATGATCATGGAAAAGGTGGAGGGTATTGAATTATTCGAATATGAACCTACTGGAACGGACAAAGACCTACGTATTTTAAAGAAGGTGGTTGAAGCACTGGACACCTTCAATAAGTGCATAACTTTTCACAATCCATTTGTAAAGCCATGCCATAGAGACTTACACCCACGTAATATATTTGTAAACACATACAATGAGAAGGTGAAATTGATAGATTTTGACTTGTCTTCATGTCCGTATGATCTTTTACGAACTAGTAACTCTGTCAATAGAGATGGGCTGCACAATATGTTTGTGAACAAGCTCATTGCCAACAATATACGCGTGACAAACGACTATACCCACCATGAACATCTTCGTCGAGTACCAGCTTACATAAAGCATGATGCAGATTTATATCAAATATACTCTGTGTTTTATTATTTTTATCACCACAATGCTCGACTAAAAAAGTTGGTACAGGAGCTATCGAAGAGCTATAGCAAAGATGATTTTATTGAGACGACTGTAGATGTACTCGATAATCTATTGAAAAACAGAGATTTAAAGTTTTAAATATTTATGCCTTATCATTAACATACGACACACACTTTGTAATTTTACAAATCGATACACATAATTATCCCAACAGTCACAACAGGGACAAAAACTATCTTGACCATATGTTCCACGTACTACACAATCCCAATTCCTACCCAATGCATAGGCTCGAGACCCATACTTGATCCCTGTCCACAAACATTTGCCTTCTGGATAGTTTTGACGGAAAGGCATGGTTTAAAATAGCATACCATGTATATATAGCGTACAAGTAAAGTGGCCCGAGTCGAGTTGTCGGTCCACGTTATATTATTTATACCACACCACCGTGCATGAGCCATGCGTGCCACACGAAGGTCACGAGTAACGCGGATAGAATCAACAAATGAATTGTTAAGTTCACAATTATTCAAGATGGATTGGCAACAAAGTATTGTAAAGCGTTTTGTATCGGAGGTATCACTGACGGAGCAGTTTACGGATTCATTTGATGATTTTGCAAATGTGAGGATCAAGGAAATCATTTCTCTTATGCGACCAGTTCGTGCAGAGTCAAATGATAATTCCATAACCTTGCAATTATTGGGCGGGTCGTTAAAGGCACCGGTGATGTTGGAGAAAGATGGCACGGTTCGCCCTACTATGCCTCAAGAGTGTCGAATACGAAACATGACATATTCGTCTCCTCTTTATGTGGATGTAGATGTGAAGCGTTCCAATGGTAAAAACTCTACTATTCGAGACGTGTATATTGGTAGAATACCTGTTATGGTATTCTCTTCTATATGTCGTTTACGCAATGAAAAAGACCGTGTTAAAAACGGTGAATGCGACAAGGACCCGGGTGGTTATTTTATCGTAAATGGCAATGAAAAATCATTGGTTGGACAAAAATCATCTATGCACAACCGCATGATAACCTATTTTAAAAATGGTGTATCAGCATGTGCGGTAAAGTCAGAGCGTAATAAACGAGTTCATGTGACCACCATAAAGTACAAGGAAAACACGTGTATAACGTGTACCTTTCCACGTCTGGAAGAAGAAATACCGGTTATGACACTTCTAATGGCAATTGGGGTAGATATTGAGGCCATACGCGATGTATTTGATAACGAAGAAAATGCATGTTTGGAAGCATCGTATCGTAATTTGCCACCCTCTGTAGAGGAAGCACGCAGACGTATACATATACGAGAAGTGTACAATGTTGGTCTAAGTGAAGATGACCGTCTTAATAATGCATTACAGAATGTGTTAATCCCACATATGTCGATTGATAAGAAGGCGATCTTCATAGTGAGCATGATTCAAGAACTGTTGGCAGTAGCCACGGGTAAAATAAAACCAACCGATCGAGACTCCGTGGCCAATCAGCGTGTAGAAACAGCCTGTACCCTGATGTCTACCTTGTTTTTACATTTGATGATCAAAATGTGCAACGATACACGGTTGTTATGTCAGAAATCACTTCCTAAATTAAAACGTGGTATAACGGATGATAAAATACGTCAATGGTTGTCCAAATCAAACACGGTAACCGACGGATTTCAGTATTCCTTGGCAACCGGCAATTGGAATACCACCTTTGTCGATCGCCAACAGCGTCATGGGGTAGCACAGGCATTGCAACGTCTGACATACATCAGTACCATATCACAGTTGAGACGAGTGTCCTCTGCCGTAGACAAGACACAAAAACTGCCAAAGCCGAGGTACCTACATGGTAGTCACTGGGGGCGATACTGTCCGGCAGAGACACCAGAAGGTGGTCCATGTGGATTGGAAAATCAATTAACGGTCCAGTCATACATCTCATTGGAACGATCTCCACAAGCCATTCGTAAAGTGGTAAAACAATACATTATTGGTGGAAACGAGATCCAACATCTCAAACATACACAAGTGTTTATTAACGGAATATATGAAGGAAGCACGTCCGAACCACAACGTCTAGTAGACACGGTATTGTTTACAAGACGATCAGGTCAGTTCAACAAGGATATGTCTATTACATACAAAAAATGGAGAAATCAAATACACATATCGACTACAAGTGGTCGTATATGTCGTCCTTTATTGATTGTGAAAAATGGAAAATGTGTGTACGAAAGTGTTTCGGGAGCAGACACGATGACCTTTAGTCAATTGTTACATGCCGGCGTTGTAGAATTTCTCGATTGTGAAGAAGAGGACACTGCACTTGTAGCATTCTTTGCCAAAGATATTACTCCGGAACATACACATTGTGAAATATCAAACTCGATGATGAATGGTCTGTGTGCGGCCACTATTCCCTTTAGTGATCGCAACCCCGGTACAAGAAACACCTATCAATGTGCCATGGCAAAACAGGCGCAAGGTGTAAATGCCTCCAATTTTCAAACACGCATGGATACCACTACCAACATCATGTGGTACGGTCAAAAACCATTGGTATCGACGCAATTAGCAAATGAATATGGCGTGCACGATTTACCAACCGGTACCAATGCCATTGTTGCAATCATGCCCTTTCATGGATTCAATCAAGAAGACAGTGTCATTGTAAACCAATCAGCACTAGACAGAGGATTTGCACGGGCAGATACATACAAAACCATTAAAGAATCACTCACCGGAAAAGATCATTGCGTTTTTCAACGTCCAGATAAAAAGAAACGAGTCGGTAAATATTCCGATTTGGAAGAAGATGGAATGTTAAAACCGGGTACAACCGTGAAAAACGGCGATTGTGTGATCGGAAAGGTGTCATATCAACCCGGCGCCCAGCGGACCGGCGAAGACAATTCGAAACTAGCCACTGCCAATGGTACAGTTGATAAAGTTACCATGTTTCAGGAAAGAAATGGAGACCGTGCAGTGAAGGTGAGGATACGTCAAACAAGAGTTCCCATTATCGGTGATAAATTCTCAAGTAGACACGGTCAAAAGGGTACAGTCGGTTTATTGTGTACACAAGAAGACATGCCCTTTACAATGGATGGTATTGTTCCGGACATTATCATCAACCCACACGCCATTCCTTCTCGTATGACAATTGGACACCTTATCGAATGTTTGACTGGAAAAGTGTCGGCCATAAAAGGAACACTGGGTGATGCATCGCCATTTAGCGGTAGAAAGGTGGAAGACATCATGAAAGAACTACACGATGCGGGATTTAATCGAAGAGGAGACGAACAACTGTACTCTGGTCTTACGGGGAAACCGATTAAAGCCAAAATCTTCATGGGGCCTACCTTTTATCAACGTCTAAAACACATGGTAGAGGACAAAATACATGCCAGAGGAAGAGGTCGGCGAAATCAACTAACACATCAACCCAATGATGGACGTAGCAATGGAGGCGGTCTGAGAGTAGGTGAAATGGAAAAAGACTCCTTTAACGCGCACGGTGTTCCATATGTCATCAATGAAAGGATGTGCGTGTCTTCAGATGCACATGAAATGGTTGTAAAGGGAAAGAAAGTTACGGTCCCATACGCAGCCAAACTATTGTTTGAAGAGTTGCAAGCCATGTGCATTAAAGTAGATTTACAAGTAAAATAAATATCTTATTATTTCATTATTAGACTAATGAATAGGATATTAAATTATACTTTTATCTTTTTTGATGGCTTCTCTTCTTCTGACCATCCTCTCTTCTTTGCTCGAGTTGCCATAACCTTGTCGGCTTTACCCAAGAAAACACCGTCACCCGCACCCGCCCTATGTCGTAGGGTCATGATAGAGGACTTCTTCCAGTCGCTGCCAGTTGTTTTACCGCACATCATATAGATGCCTCCATGTGGTAAGTTAAAGGTCATCAACTCGCTCGCTGGTTTGTTCTTATGCCACCAACGGAATTGTATCTTTCTTTTGATCCCGGGTGATAAATTGACACACATTACCTGATTGCGTTCGCGATCACCGTGCTCTCCTATTCCTCCACCCGGGAAATAGAAGTTCAACTCACAGAATAAGTTTTGCATCTTTTCTATTTCAAATGCATTGAATAGTTCGCGCGTATGTTTGAAGGCCGGCATGTCATTGTAATGAATTATACTACTCAGTCTCTTTTCGGGGTCAGGGTTCGTTAAATCACCCTTCTGTGATACGTCGCCAATGTTTGTGTTGAGACGGGCATCTTTTACCTTACATTTGCCATACGACCACATATGATGATCCGTGTCCTCATATTTTATCTTGCATATGGACTCCCACATGCCCTTCACAGTCTGGTCAGTCAACAGATTGTCTATGGTCATCAGATACGCATCCGGGGCGTCTTTAACACCGTCAGATAAATTGTGGATGCAATACTTGATGGCCCTATCTCCTGTTAGGACTGAGTTCATATCGTCCAATTGTTTGGCAATATTTGTAAAGTCATCGTGAGTATATGCCTCCCTCTTCTCACCGTAGGTTTTGGCCGACTGATCGCTTTCGATACATCCGCTGAAGGTACAGGCGGCAGAGATGGGTGATTTTCCTTTCTTTTTAAGAGTAAACATGGTTTTGATCGAGTTTTGATTCAACTTGTAAATCGTTCATGTGTACTCAGACATGCGTGCAGGCATCGGTCCATGTAAATCGTTCATGTGTACTCAGACATGTATGTAGGCATCGGTCCAGTCGGGCCACTTTGGATGTCCGTAGTACCTGCTCTGTCGATGCTAGATGGTAAGCTCTGCCTAAAATAATTCAGCCATTAAGAGACCAGCACCTAAAGTAAAGTCGTCCACCATAAAACGTCTCGGGGTAGTATGTACTATATGTATGGAAGAGATAGAGAAAGGTACAGTATGTAAGCAAATACCGACTTGTAAGCATGAATTCCATAAGACATGTATTAGCAAGTGGTTAGTAGAGAGTTCCACTTGTCCTAACTGTAGGTTAAGTGTTTAGGACCACCACTTTCTTGAGTTGGCCTATTTCTCTTCCACGTCGTTTAATTATGTGTTTTCTGCTTCTTTTAAAATGCAAGATAGCAGGGGAGAGCACTGTAGTAAATAATACCATACATACATATAGTTATACTGTTATTTTACTAAACCAAACGTCTACGCTTTGCCGGTGATTCCATACGATGAGGCTTCAGAATGGATATCTCGTCTTCGGTATACGGTTCGTACATGTCGAAACCATACTCTTTCATTGATTTCATTCGCTGATGTACCACCAAATACGATTTTCCACTTTCTTTGCCACTCGTCACCGTACGGCTCTCTTTGCACTTGTCCGATATACGCTCGCTCCATTTCTCAATCTTCTGTCGGTGAAAATTCCAGTGGCTTCCAGAATACATCTGAGGAATCTGACCAGATTTAATAGGAACGACCGCCATACGCTCTAACAGGTCGTCCAACTGCTTGTTACCGTCTTTGAACAAGGCTTCATCGCTGTGCGTGAGACGCCAACCCATAAACAATCGGTGAATTGTCTGCTTCTTGCTAGGCCGAACTTCGTGAACCATACGCTCGTTGAATATAAGAATATGACCGGGAGGTACTTCTATTGCCTGTTTCAAGGCCTCGTACTTGCCATAATCATCCTTTTTTATACGTGCGAATCCTTTGTTCTTCAGTTTGACATCTTCTTCGAGATGCGTGCCCGGGCAGGCGGACAAATAATGCGGAAAATCGTCGAAATTCACCCAACCGCCAAAGATGGTGTCTCCCTCCTTTGCATACTTGGACTCGTCACGATGCCATGACTCTTTTCCGACATGTTGATAAGGTGTGCGTATCATAAGACGATCAATGTCCTGCTCAAACTTTAAGTCTTCGTCCTCGTCCAACGGCTCGTTAAAGACGGTGTTTAACACGATCGGATGAATATGTTTGCGAATCTTACGTACCCACGGGTTATGAAAGGAGGAGGGATTACCAAAGGCGCCAAAACCGCCCATCACAAGACCATCGTCTCTCAGTTCCTGAAATTCTTGGAACTTTTTGGTCAGGGCCTGCAACTCTGAACGAAGGTTGGTGTGGCTCTTCTCGTCATAGATTGGTAGGGTGATATACCCTTGCGTTTGTAACAATTGCCAAGACATCTTTAAAACTTTATACGTTTATGGTTTTAAGTATTGAATTTAAAAATATTATACCTACGGTAAGAAACCTATGGTCATGCACTTACGGAGCTTACCTGTGCGTGGCTTACATGAGACCTTGTGCGTGTCGGGCCACTTTGTCGGTAGCCAAACTGAAGAGTTGCAAGCCATGTACATTAAAGTAGATTTACAAGTAAAATAAATATATTATTATTTCATCATTAGACTGTGTAATTTCGCATAATATGCCAAATACGTGAGACATATTTCTGTTTTCTGTGCCAAAAAGACATCTACCACTTCGGCATGCCGGTCGCTGATACTTGACAATTTTACAAGTTCGTCCTTTAGTTCCTCAATACTAGAGTAGTGGTCTTTCCAACTGCGTTTTGGTGGAACGTATTCCGTCTCCGGCTCCGTCTCCGGCTCCGGCTCTGGTTCTGGCTCTGGCTTGTCATAATCACGGATATATTGTAAAAAGGCTTTTTCCTTCTTACGCCAGTCGCTGTAATATTTACGCTTATCAAGTCGGGCCGCTTCTTTAACTTGTGCGTGAACTAGTTTTTCCTGTTTGTTGTAATCAACCACCTTTCCAAGATTTCGTGTACTGCGACGCATAATTGTATGAGGCATGATTAAAAGATTAACTGTGTTTTTTCTGTATCACTGGTAGTTTCGTCAGTGCTTCTGGCTTCGACGGTCTGACTTCTGCCTTCGACGGTCTGAACAATGATGGGGTACCACACGGGTCCGTATCTGTAACTACCCCAACCACCAAATGGTATGAACAGTAGAAACCAAAACCACAGCACCCACCAACCATCACTAATAGCAAATGCCAGCACGAGAACGAAAATAATGAATGCTATTATCCCACTAAAAATATCGCACCAACCCATTTTAAATGACACGCACCATATTTATACTGAATATGCATTAATAACATTAAATTGTGGCCAGCAATGGTTGTTTTTCAGAACAGATTTTTCTTTCGAGTTCCGCAACTTTGAATGCCAGTTCCGTAACATGAATCGTCGTGTAGTAGGCAAATAGTGCACTCAAGAGAACATAGATGCACAACCATACTGTGGCATCGAATATATTTTCTGCTAACGTGGCGATATTTTCATTGTTTATAGTTGTATAGTTGTATAACGTCGATGTATTATTGTATAGATAGTCTAGGTTTTGATTGACGAGCTCAAACTGGTCTTGATACATATGTAATAATAAATATTATATATATAGTATCAAATATATTAAAATATGGGTTACAAACAGTATGAAATGTACAGGAAATCATTAGTATGTAGTGTGTGCCATGAACGCGCTTACAGAAAACGTTTGTGTAGAGCCTGTTACAAACGAGATCAAAGAAGAAGATTTCATTGCACTGCACACAACTGTACATCTCCAGTATTTGCCTCGGCTTTATGTCAGAAACATTATAGGTCATGGCAAACACACTGCATCCTGTGTCCAAACAAGGTACACTGTCGATCTCTATGTAGATCACATTACAGGATGGCATTAAAGAATGGAGATTTTCCACAAGAACCCACCTGTACACAATGTAGTAAAAAAACATATTTGAATGATTTATGTTTAGAACATTTTAAAAAACAATTTGATAAATGTATTGTGGTAGAATGTGACGAACATTCGCACCGCCGTGGTTTATGTTGCAAACATTACTTCCGTGATTTACGAGGTAATGGATAAAGATGTGTGCACGCATTGCTTCTTGCATGTTTTTACATTAGTTAGATAGATAAAGATGACGAATTTTATTTTCTGCTTCACCGATATCAAACAGTGCGTTTCCGTCGGGTATGAGATGTTTCTTCAACAGTATCTTGTTGGTATCGCTAAGGTCAAAGGAGTCCGCAAGACCCTTCACAAAGGCACTACCATTAGCATCCGTGCATATTTGCCCCGATACGACGGTCGGGTCAGTACAGGCGGGCAAAGAACGAAGGCATGTATCTGCATTGGTATCCGAACAACATTGTTGGCTCCTATACGTAGATTTAAGTTCAGCGCATGTTAAAGCAGTGACGACTGGTAATAGTAAAAGAATCCAAAACATATAATAGTAAATATTAAGTTAATATACTCATTTATTCTATAACTTTCCGACATGTTGGACACGATGCACTGGGACAAATGGTCAATAACCATTCGTTGATGCAGTCAACATGGTAATAATGGCCACAATGCAACTGTACACACTCTTCCAAATCTTCCATGCATATTGGGCATTCTCCCAATCCACTCTGCTGCTTTAATAATAGTAATGGTACTTCATGTATTATTCTGTACTTTTTCTTAGGGAAAACCTTGGTAAGTTTAGGGGATTTAAAAAGAGAGAACATGCGAATGACATCAGTTGAATATATATACCGACCGACAACATTGTTCTACCCATGAAAGTGGCCCGACTGTACCGACCTTGGCCCGACTGTACCGTCTGTACCGACTGTACCGACTGTACCGGCTGTACCGACTGTACCGAGGTATATATATCGTCAACCTTTGACAAAACCACAGCCAACATGCCTAAAATTACTTCTGAAAACACCTCCTTTGCCTCCAAGCGCGCACAAGTTCTTAAGCGTTGTAATACGATTATTGACAAACAATATGTTGGTACTAAATTGGACATTACTGAACAGGTAGATATGGATAGTCCAGTATCGAATGAGATTTATCCTGAAAAATGCAAGATGATGTGCGATGAACCCTTGGATATATCGATTTATAAGAAACGTGGCGGGGAACACATACCAAAGGTTATACGTCGCATGGACAAAAAGCAAGTCAATGTAACTGGTTGGTTGCATCCTATGCGTGTCGTATATTCTGATTTGGGCGAGAATGGTAACCTTGGTAAGTTTACCGAGGATGTGAACAAGGCCAAGTTTGCAGTTACATTGGAAGCAGCGGCACCAGACAACATCCCTTCTTTGGGTGATAAGATCATAAAAGATGCCGAAAAGGATATTTCTTTTGTCAAGGATATATGCGACAAGGCAATGGGTGTTGCATTTCACGATGAAGATACATGGAAAAGCCAGAAACGTGGCATTGATGATGACCAGACCTTTATACAAAATGCACAGCACTCGATTATTAAAACCATCGAAGGTGATGACGGCGAAAAGGAAGTCTTATCACTCACCAGACGACTGGAAGGATTTCATGGAGAGCCAAATCGACCTGTATTTTGGAGATTACGCGAAGACGATACTCCAGAACAGGTACATCCCAAGTTTATCCGCCGTGGCGCGATATTAAAGGTACAAGTAACCTTTCGAGCATATCAGATACCGGGTGGACGGTATGGCGTAGCGGGTGATCTCGGTAAACACATATTGATTGTTTACAGTCCACCAAAAGAAGAAAAGCAAAAGAAATCGGTGGAACCTGAGGTTCCTTATATTCCATTTGACTTGTAACTTTTGTGGATCATTTATAAAATCTATATTTATGTATTAAGATTATTATTCTATAATGTACTGGTCAAAATTACGTATTTTTACAAATCGTATAGGCGGTATTGTAATATGGGTGGGTATTTGGAATCTAATAGACATTGCTGTAGACGATAATATCATTGCTAACGTGTTATGCTCTCTATTCGGTCTATTTTTATGGGCCATATCTGGAGAGTTTGATGAACCCGCGCGATATGTAGAAATCAAAGATTTAAAGGGGGAGGAATCTCAGACTTAATACCTTGCTCTCTTTTAAAGTAATCGTCGTGTAATACCAATATAGGCACGCGTTTTTTATACCACACTACATTACGGTCTTTTGTAACACGTGGTAAAGGAATAGAAATAAGAGGGTCTTTTTTAAAGTCGCTAAAAACGGGGTTACAAGTCCAAATCATTGTAGTACATAATAATTTTACATTTATACCATATAAATATAAAGGATATTTACACAAATGGAACCACACATAATTATTTTAATTGTTTTGGTTGTTGTGGTCGTCTGCTGTTTAGGGTGTTTTTGTGCTTCTGCGCAATTGAGACCTCAGAATTAATATTAAATACCACTATTTTAAATTTGTTATCGGCTCCAATTCCGATATGTTCATATTGTAACAAGACGCATGTACTTTGTACCCATTGCTTGCATCTGTATCTCCCTTTTTAAAGAACCGCGACTGTTCCATAAAATCACTCTTGCTCTTGAACCCGCATATCCATGCCTTGTTTATCTTTGTACTAACCCGCAAGAAAACATATACATCGCACCGTTGTCTTGGGTTGTGATTGCAGACGGAACATTCGAAATAAGGCTTGGGCGCCTTTGTCATGCTTGTTTTTTTGGTCTTTATCTCCAAACGCGTTCCATCTGGAGTTTTCAAATCATAATTATAAATGTCATCCGAATCGACACAATTCAACATATCACGGATAATCTCTTCACCCAACATCCCCCAACCATTCGATTTGCCCTTTGTTATTGAATTACGCAGGACACCTAACTCCTCGGCGCGTTTCTCTGCCCGCTCATATTGCTCCGTCGTTACCCAAACTTCAATTGCCTGATTGTCTCCCTGTTTAAAGTGTTTCATTTTTTCATTGGAAACTGACATATTTAAATGATTCAATCGCACTTATATATTATGAAAACACCCGCGGAAATGTCACCACTGTTATTGCCACCTTCTATGTATGAGACACGTGAGAAGAAAGTAGATAAATTTCTGAAGTCATTCGTAATATCGACTATATGTTTTGGAATAGTATTGGCATGTATAATACTGTTTATATAACGGATGTGACCCGACATGGCCCGACATGGCCCGACATGGCCCGACATGGCCCGACATGGCCCGACATGGCCCGACATGGCCCGACATAAATAAATCTAAATTATATACTGTACATGTATAAAACGTTATTCATTCTATATTACTATGGGTTGGGCCAATTTCTTGGACACTTACGTACATCTGTCACGATATAATTGAGAGTATATTAGATTATTTCACCTGTAACAACAATGGAGACGCAGATTCGTGAAACGTATTACAAAGCCTACAAGGACGCACTCAAAGAGCAATTAAACAACGACGACTTTGACTGGGTTATTAAATTACACGCAGAAATCGTGCATCGAATATGTGCATTGATCCCCAGTCGTCATGATTTACACGACAAAATAGCGGAGAGTATGGACCCTGTGATTTTCCGTCAACAATTGGAAAGCAAAACATACAAGCCAGATGATTTTGTGCGTCTTGTAAATCATGTATATTATTGGATCAAGAAACTAACCTCCCCAGCAAGAGACGATGAAGTGGCCCGATCCCAAGAGGCCCTATATAAAAGTATGCGAGATGGGGCCACTTTTGGTACACTGGTACCAGAGTTTATATTCTCTGTACACGCGCACTTGGACGATATACAAGAAGATATGGGCACGGAGGAGTCAAAGAAGTTCAGAGAGTTAATGCAGAGCAAAAAGTAAAGTATATAAAGTATGTTTAACGTGATTAATATGCACCAGTTTATTGTACAACACATTCTTTACAACCAGTTTTTGACCGGAAATGAATTCATGGACCTAACAAATACCTGTAAACATTTGCGTCAGTTTAATACCGCCGATTGTTTAAAACATTTGTGGAAGCATGGTAGGGTTAAAAATCTTAGGACTGCACTTTACGTAGAACATAAACTAAATAGATACAAACCGAAGGATATTTACAACGAAGCCTTTAATCGTACCAAACAATTGGAAGTTCTGTCTGCACTAAAATCACTTAATATTCGCGTGCGTAAGCCCGTATCCGTCCGATTTCTTCTCGGAAAAAAAGACAGACTAAGATCAATATTGGGTAAACGTAATACATTGAGTATTTGACCTTTTTGTAATGATTGTTCTTGTAATACTGATACCAAAAAGGACTTCCCGCGTGCAATAAACACAACACACCAGACAACGGATTTGTAAATAACATACCTATACTAAACCAACTCATATCATCTGACCAACAGGAACAGGTTACCGCCGATATTCCTGCAAGTACATCCACATATAGTCTATCCGATTTAAATTCTCCTATCGAAGTCAATACTAAGGCTAAAAAGGCATGGACAAGACCTAGCGAGGCCATACTCTGTTGGTTTATCTTTAACATTCGGCCCAAATTCATCACACAGTGGCCTATTCTTTGCCTCCATGTCATGAAATGAAACATAAATCCCAGTATTACACCACCAGCCCAAATAAACTTGGACTGTTTACGAAAACCACAAATAGTAGTTACCCACCACGGTAAGTAAGACCAATGGTATAGTTCACCTGCAAGATAATACCCTATATACATAGCAATAAGAGATATGCTAGGGGCTGCGTCTTTTAAAGCTAGTTTTTTGGTATTTACAGTGGTCAGCATAAAAAAAAGAAGCATCGCTATGAAGTGCATGAGGCTAGAGGGCTCACAAAAGAACATAAATATAAAGTGAAACAATATCCACATATGGTTTATTTAACTAAAATGTATTTATATACTATTCTTTCCAACAAATGGCACTGACCCTTGTTTCACCGAATGGATTCCGGTTTTTCTCTGTCATGATAATGATATCCATCCTAATTATTGCTCTAGTAAACTCTATCGGGAACATACTACCCGAAGGGATGGAGCTGCTACGCTTCTGCATTATAAACTTATTCGGATTTGTCCTCTACACATACAGCGTATACAGAGGAAAGGATATACGCAACCCGAAGAAAATATGGTACAACAATAGCTTCATCAGTAGTGGAATTGCCCTAATATTGTACGCCAATACAGTACTATCCGGTGCAATACATACCTACGTGTTGCCCATTTTATACATGGTAGAAATAATAGTTGTTATTTACATAGGGAACAAACTTAGACTAGAAAGTGACTACCAGATGTTTCAAGAAATGACAGATTTTTCCACCAATGGTACACCCGGCCTAAAATAAATAGGCATGTGTCCATATAGTGCCAAAATTAGACAGGGGGGGTCTAAAAATATTTTTTTTTTGGCTTTTTCCCTAAACATGCTGTGCGCATGTTAAAATAGCATTAAATAACATATATGCTATTGCATGTTATTAAAAAATAGTAAAAAAAAATTTTTTTCAAATCGCCCCTATGTCTAATTTTTAGCTAATATGAATACAGTGCTGTTTATTTTAGGAGGGACAAACCATTGGAATGTTTTATGTAAGTGGACCGATCATTTGTCAAATGACTTCTAACAATATGCAACCCTCGCATGTTAAAGTTTGAAAACAATGGATGTACGGGTGTACGGATGTTAAAATTTTAAATACAATATAAATACTAAAGACTGTATAAGTAAAAAATGAGTGCGGTGTTTTTTAAACATAAACGGCAGCGTAAAATCCCTACTGCCATATTCTCTTTGATGAATGAGGAGGAGGTTATTGTAAAATTGCGTGGGACGTATGAGTCAATTGATTATGTATGTATTGGTAGAAATCAATATTTGATACCAATGGATCAAATTGAAGGTGCAGTACAATGTTGTTTGAATATGGGTTTATTGATCGAGTGCATACCTGAAGAAGTGGAGAAAGCGACAAAATACGACCCTAAACACCCGTTCGACGAGAGTTTCAAGTCTACCGAGATATATCAAAAGATGTTCCAGTATCAAAAAGATGGTGTGGAGCATGTCATACGAAATTTTGATGGTAGAGCCCTCATAGCGGATGATATGGGTTTGGGGAAAACCTTGCAAGCCATTGCATTGTCTAAATATTATGGATTTACAAAGGTATTGGTGATATGTCCGGCATATTTGCGTTATAATTGGAAAGCCGAATTTAATAAGTGGTTGGGTGTGGAGGAAGTCTGTTTAATAAAAAAAGGAAAGGATGTATTGGAGGGGTATCCGGTTATAATATCCTATGAATTGGCGGTAAAGAAAAAAGATTTACTATTGAATTATGGGTTTGATATGGTTATATGCGACGAGTCTCATTACATGAAAAATCACAAGGCAAAACGTACAAGGGGCTTGGCCCCTTTAATCCGAAAGATTAACAAGGCCTTGTTGTTAACCGGTACACCAGCATTGAATCGTCCATCGGAATTGTTTTCACAAGCAAACATGATTCGACGTGATTTCTTTCCTAATTTTAAACAATATGCAGAACGATACTGTGATCGAAAGATGTCACCACTTGGTTTTTGGGACGACTCCGGTTCGTCAAATCCACATGAAGTGCATTGGTTGGCAAAGAAAACAGTTATGATACGACGTCTAAAAAGAGATGTGTTGAAAGATCTTCCAAAAAAGCACCGGTCTCAATTGCATATTGAAATGGACGTACGTAATACCTTTGAAATGATTCCACTGTTTGATGAATGGAAACAATTGAATGCAGAGATACCAAAGATGCAACCATGTAGCAAACAGGTACAGGCGGCCGATTTTAGACGCAAATGCATCATATCTGAACTGTTTGGTCTAACTGCAGAAGCAAAGGGTAGCGCCATGCAAATGTTGGTAAAAGATACGATGCAGACCGGAAATCAGTTTTTGGTATTTTGTTACCATAAAACACTGATGGATGCCATTGAAGAAGCATGCGATGGAAAGGCAATGCGCATCGACGGTGATACACCTACCGAAAAACGACACGAGTATGTGCAAGATTTTCAAGAGGGAAAGTATCAAGTGGCAGTATTAAGCATGTTGGCAGCCGGGACAGGTATAACACTGACGGCCGCATCACATGTTATCTTTGCCGAATTGTATTGGGTTCCGGGGGTTTTGATGCAGAGTGAAGACCGTGTACATAGAATTGGTCAAGAAAACCCATGTCATATACAATATGTGATATGCAAGGATACACTGGACCCCTACATTTATAAATCCATTCAATGGAAACTGGATACCATTGATGGTTGTTTGGATCAAAGAACGGATCGTAATTTTAAAGGTGAAGATACAATATATAATATGATTTAAATACGTATACGTACACCCGCTATGTTTCCACGGTAAAACCCTTCGTAACCGTAGTGACGTATTTTTGTATCCTTTTCCGCATACAGATCTGTAAACTTCAGTCGTGGATAACTCAAGATAAAGGATGTTGCCCAGACATTGTTGTCTCGGCATATGTTAACAACCCTTTCCATCTTTTGTGCGATACCCGGGTCATTGTATACATCCGCAAACACCAAAATATCACCATCATTATTGTATGCAACCTTGGGTCCTTTACTTGTCCATTGACTGCATATAGTATTAATCATCTCGGAAAGGGCATATTGCTTTTCGTGGCGGATCCACTGGCCGACCTTTTTTAATTTGGACTCCATTTTACCCTTCCGCCATTTCGCGGGGATGTTCAAGGTGTTTATTGCTTGTTGGGCGCTTTCATAAATCGTGGACATAGATAATTGGTAAATATAGACCTAAGTGGTACACCCAAGTGGTGGTACACCTAAGTGGACCGAGATAAAGACACAAATATATAAATATATAATTAAAATTTCATTGCTCCGGTGGGAGGGGGTTTGTCTTCTGTTGAGTCTGCCGTAATCATCGATTCCTGTTCTTCTGAAGTTGCTTTCGTATTGTCCTGTTCCCCAAAGCACATAATACCCCACAATACTAATGCCATCATGCAAGCCACCATGCCAACAATGATAAGCACATCTGCCAATCCAACGTACCATGCAGCTCCTCCAAATCCAGCAAATGTAATTATTTGCATCCACACTGTACCGAGCGAAGCACACGAGCCACATGCACAGTGGGGGGCTGCACAGCACCACACAGGTAATAAAAGATCACTACAGAACGTGCCCCCGACGACGCCACATAAACATCCGTTTCCTGACAAACATGCCATGGGACAAACACAAAATGAACAAAGGCACTGTACTAATGTATTCCAAATCATGTAAGGTATAGGAGCCAACACTCCAAGTGCGGTAACACCACCACCAGCGCTAGCCGTTATACATATAGTGCTACCACACTTTTTACATCCGCGTACTTCCATTTCTTAATTGTGCGTTTATTAATATACAATATATCGGTTGAAAGTGAAAAAAAAAACGACGTATATATATCCCCCAAAAATATCATATAGAATGTATAGAACTCGCCCACCGGAATCGCCCATGAATTATTCAAATATTTTTTCTTTTTAATTAACCATCCCTTTTTATGCGCTGGTCTTCGTGCCATGACCTAAAACTGGCGTACACAAACGGGTTGTCATCGCGGAGCGAGGCTTCCCAACTTCAGATTCGGTCGGTGGTCTTTCTTTGACAATACGAATCGCCCCGTGATCTACAACAGCGGGTTTTACCTATGAGGAGGCCTGTGTCCGGGCCACAATGGACAGGACCACAATGGAGATGGATATGGTGTAGCGTTTTGTAAACACGGTTTCATGCTGTTTGCATAACTTCAAGCGATATATCCTGCAAAGTATGTCTGATGACAAGTTGGGGTTTGATTCCCCTTCATACTAAAACCTTATTGTAATTCCCTTCTTTTCTAATTGTTTTTCTATTTCCATAGCTTGTTGTCGAAATTCCTCATTTACAGTTCTTTCCGATTTTTTACAACAACATTGGTATATAATTACACCAGCCATTATAACCGAAACAACTGCTAATACTGCTACGAGTGCTATAATGTCATCCGACATTTATGTGTATATATGGTTACTAATATAGTCAAAGTGGCCCGATATCGTGGCATTATGAGATGCCCACATGTATATACACGCATGACCATACCCATACAGTCGTCCATGCCCACACCTATACAGTCGTGCATATATTATCAAACTAAAGTATATCAAGTGTCACAAAAGCAAACATGAATTGGGAACGTGATTGTAAGAAAGCATTAACCTTTATCGAAGAGCATGAACTGCGCGACAAGATCATTTCCATGTACATCAAGGGTCCGCCAAAAGATACGGGGTTCTCTTGGTGGCAAAATGATACACCCGAATTTCGTGTCATGCACGGGTTTATACTGGACATGGATTACGACTCTAGCGCGTACGCGTGCATGCACCGAAAGATCCAAGCGGCCATTCGCGATATGTATAATCACCGTGCCAGCGAAAAAACTGTTACGACAGTAGCACCACCTGTTATACTGCGTATTCAGACCGAAAGAATGGACTCCCCCAATCGAAAAGCCGTCGAGGTGTGGCAAGAAAAGGGTCCGGCCGCCGCCTGTAAGCACATGTTCGAACAAGCCGCCGGTGATTATGCAAAAATGCGTAGCATGTATGGTTAATAATTACTATAAGTAAATATACGTGTATTTTAAATGCAAGTTAACATAGCTACATCGGACGCCTTTCTACCATACAAAGAAAAAAGTATAAAGTTGGTGGATAAAGAATTGACGATTATACTCTACATTGATACGAATGGCATGCCTACCGATGACAACATGATCGATTGGCAAGACTGTATGGATGGCAGTGTTTTTTGGGCTTACAATGGAAGAGGTCTAAGCGATCTAGTGTATATTTCTGTTATAGAATATGCGAGTGAAAGACCTTATAAACGTCGTAAACGACTTAAAATTTAAAAGACATCATGTCTTCACCAGAACTGTCAGAATCGCTAGAAGTATCGTGTTCCTCTTCACTGGAAGATTCACCACGAAGATATTACAGTGTTTGTAAGACTTTATCCATCGGTGCGTTTTTATTAGGATTTTTTTGCATCTGAAGGTCATAACTCTTAGTTGCTAGTTTTGGACACCATACATGCATGTGCAAATGATTGACCGAGTTATATGGATAGAGATGAAAGGAATACTCGATGGTCATACTCAATTCTTTCGCTTTTTCCAAATCGTTGGTTTTCTCTGCCACATCAGACCACATTTTTTTTTCATTTACTTCCTTTAATCGATCATATAAACACCCGGGGTGAAACTCACTTTCGCGCAAACGTCGGACGCTTTCATTTGCACACTCCAATGCCATAACTTTATCGAATTGTTTCATTTCTTCTATGTCCACGGCATTCCATATTCTGGCCTTCGGACATACGAGCGCATGAATAAGAGACATTGGGCTTTTTGCAGTGTTATCAAGAGGCTGTGGACCGTCTTTGTTGGAAGGTACGATTGAAAAATACTTTTCGTTTTCGTAAACAATTTTAAATATACCTTTGTTATACATATTTAAGAATAAATACATATTTGGCAGTTTACTTTTATCTTGGATGTTCCCTTTCTGAATCAATTCTTTGATAGATGCCATCTTTCTTTTAATTATATACCGTGGTATTTATACCTTCTTACGCTGAAAAGGTGCGGTGTTTTTGTTATTAGTGCGGTGTCTGCGCAAATAACCTTTGTACGGTTTATAACCTTTATATATTTTCTTTTGGGGTGGCGCGTGTGTGGCGCGTTGTTTTAATACCGCTAGTTTCATTCTTGGGTCGTTCGGGATGTACACCGGGTTGACTGCGCTGATGAGAAGTGATAATACGAGTGCGTTGTTCATGTTTGTAAGTGACCTTTGCGTAAGTGTGCTTTGCGTAAGTGTGCTTTACACAAGCGTGTGTGTGAACAGGGTGTGTGTGCGTAAGTGTATACCTTGATGTATTTGTGCATATATAACATGTCGGGCCATTTTGTAGAATGTGTGAGGAAGCTGCTCACATTGCCACCACAATAAAACATTTGATCGAATGTATACCAAAACATGTAGATACGAGTCCTCTACAGTCTCTATATAAAAAGGCATTTTATACTGCGCCCGAGGCATGTGCAATGTTGTGGAAGCCTTTGTTTACTACACTGACATCCCGCTACAATACCGGTGAGGACTACCAAAGGAAGATGTGCGAACTATACAATGATGGCTATAGAAATTACTTGGATAAATTTATAAAGTAGTGTATATAAGATTATTTTGTATTTGTTATATCATGGGTACACTGATGACACCTAGCGATTTTCAAAGGTTTCTACCTTGTACATTTGTATTCGATTTAGAATATGTAGGCGTTCCAAATGATTTAAACCGATGTTACATATGGGAAATTGGCGTTGTTCATTTACTGTCTGGTCGTCAGATCTCCATTACAATGGATCCAGCCATACGTCCTTTGCCTCCTCCTATGAGCGATGAATTTGCCAATGTAACGGAGGAATTTTTGAAAAGTAAGAATGCAATGGGCTTTCATTTTGGTTGGAATATGTTTTTGGAATTTGTCAATTCTTTTGGTGCCGGACCTCGTTTATTTATCTCGCATAATAATTTTAAGAGCGATAAGATTATGTTGGAGATCGAGTCCAAACGTCGTGGTTTGATCTTGCCTTATTCGTGGTACTTTTTGGATTCTTTATTGTATTGTAGGAAGGCGATACCAAAGCAGGCCTCGTACACACTGCATGATTTGTATTTGAACATCATGCGCAAGCGGATTGTAGACAACCATTCTGCTCTACCAGATGCAAAAGCATTGGTAGAATTACTGTATTATACCGGCATACAGAATCTGTCTGGTCCAATCTACCCTACACATTGTACCAGCCTACAAGTAATAAAATGGTTGGGCCCATCGTGTGAGCGTGCGTTGTTTCAAAACAATATTCATAGTTTGGAGCAGTTGGTAGCCAATATTGTAGCCAATTATAGCCGTCATTCGATCGGTGGAAGTGGCCCGACAACCATGCGCGATTATATTCAGTTTTATATAACTTCTGTATGTGGCATTCAAACCGGCAATTCGGACAGCATATCAAATTCAATCATTGAGAAGTGGTTGCCGTGTAGACAAATTAAAGTATAAATAACTGATATCTTTTTTTAAAATGCCCAAACGATCACGTGACGAGGAGGATATAGATTATAATGAAAAGCGCGTATGTTACGAACAGATTACGCACAAACGAAAGTCGTGTAACGAGGGGGACGATATGCCTAGAAAACGCCAGCGGCAAATAACAGAGGAATATGTTGACCAACTAGAAAAGGACAATCTATTAATGCGTCAGGCGTGTTTTGAGGCCGGAAGTACTATTGAAGAACTTCGTCAGCGTGTTCAACACTTGGAGATGTTATTAAGTCTTCAACGTTCCCAAATGGAACACATTCGTGTAAATAATGATGTATCTGTATACTAAATTATATGTATCGGATTTAAATGTATTTCTACCGGATAAAACACAACATTGTTAAATATCATTCCTATAAAATTTGTTCGATTAAGGGAAAATCTATATAAATATAGTGATAAGGGTTCCAAATGTTATTGTTGTATTTACACATTGCTGCGGCGGTTATTCATTTGATTTCCTGTGTTATGGCAACCGTGGTACATGTTGATGTAAAAGCCCAAGTCACTTTACCAAAACATATGTATTTGTCTTCTCCGGTTCGTATGGAGACGACTCATGAAACGCTTCTTGAACAAAATCCGATGGTGTGGGTTGCCGCAAATGAAGCACTCACCCTTTTTTCACATTTGATAGCCATTTTTCTGCTGGTTAGTGATGAGAAAATGCGCAAGTACGAAGGACTTCGTCGTACCATTGAATATTCTTTCACGGCTGGTATTTTACAAGTGGCTTTGATATTGGGAACTGGTTCTATTCCCCTGAGTACATTGTTATATGTAATAATTGTCAACGTGGTCATGCAAATGATTGGTCATGCATCTGAAGGCGAGAACCGTACGCTCTTATTGACCAGCGGTTTTGTGTTGCTAGCAGCACAGATTCAGGTGGTGATGACCAATGCCTTTTTACTCGAGGGTATTGCAACCGAATATTTTTTGGTCATGGGTGTGTTTTATGCCTTGTTCTACATTGGCTTTGGCGTTGTAAAAATCTTTCGCCCTACCTATGAAGATGAAATTTACATCCTAATGTCAGTGACCTCCAAGGTTACCCTGTCGTGGGTTCTTCTTGGAAATATATTTGAAGGCTACAAAGAAATGGGAGAAGATATGGATTTTACCGATTTGGACTGGCGTGCTATTCAATGGGGGGTTGTATTATTTTCGGTGATTGGTCTGTCTGTCGGAATACCCCTGATTCAAAGCACCAAACCCTACCTCGACAAAGAGGATCAAATAAAACGGACGGAGGTGAAATTACAAAATTTACGCGACAGTCGTGTTGAGTTTAAAGATTTACGTTATTAAATATACATATTAAATTCGGTAGTTGTTTCTTCTCTAAAATAACCTTTCATCGCTTTATGTACATGTTGAAAGGTTAGATGTTTGTTTTGTTTCTTTTTCATCCAATTTTCGCGTGAATATTGTAATTTTGATTGAAAACATATGTTTTCTGTATCTCCACCTGCATTTTTAAATTTTGAAAAGTACTCTTGAAACAGTGACACTGCTTTTTTATCGACCGACCAACCACACATTTTCAGCTGTCGTTCAAAAATTTGAAACAATTCCAAGTACGTATAGGCTTTGATAGAAAAGGTCCATCCAAATCTTCGTTTTAAGCCGGGGTTTGCATCGAAAAATTGAGAGTTTATTTGGTCTTCATACCCTGCAATGATCACAATGGTATTTGATTTTTCCTCGCCCATAAAAGCACACAATTGATCCAAACATTCCTTACCATACTCATCCTTTTCACCGTTCATCAATGAATAAGCTTCGTCGATAAAAATAACACCGCCAGCATACTTGTTCAGTATCTTACGCGTCTTGTTGGCAGTATGACCCATGTAAGAACCCACAAAATCACTTCGATGTAGTATAGTAAAGGACATATCGTCATTAAATATTCCTAAAGACATCCATATGTTGTACAGGATCTCAGCAACCGTTGTCTTTCCAGTTCCGGGTGGGCCCACCAACGATGTATTCAAAAAATGTGAATCCAATTTTCCACCGGTCGTAATTATAAATTGAATCTGTGAAACAATCGATTCTTTTAGCTCTTCCATTCCAATAAGTCCATCAAGTGTTTTCAAATGCGTGTACAGCTCTTTAAAACGTTTGGTTCTTCGTGTAAACCGTATTATTTCGGTCAACGAGCTTTCACATTTTCGTTTTCGTTTGCATCGTTGCATCGTTTCCTGACCTCGTTAGACATATTTATAGTTGTTAAGCATTTAGGACACGAGTTTCCATAACGTGCCCAAGTTTCAATGCATTTCTTATGATAAAGGCACTTACAATTAGTTAAGCGTATTTTATCACCAGATTGTTCCAAACATATCAGACATCTCGCTTGAGAATCCGTTAATACACCATGCACCAAATATGCACCTTTCGGCTTTTTGTCCAGCCAACTTTGTTCCATTGAATCACACAACATAGCCTGCATTTGTATCTCCATGGTTGGAACGTAGATAGGTATCGTCACGACTGCCCATATATCCTCGCGCTTCCATCGTTTACGAATTTTATAATTTACATCAAAGTTGGAAGGCAAGATACCGGTATCACACAATGCATCATTGTACCATTTCGAAACCATGTTGTAGAAAATATCACCGTCCGGTAGAAGATGTTCTCTAAATACAACAAAAGACATTTAAAATAAAATAAAATATTTAATATACCTTTATACTTTAGATAGGAATATGTCATTGGACAGACCACGTACCCACAGTATTGCCCATGTTGCTATAAAATATGCAAAGCTCTCGGTATGCCATGTTAATATAAATATAAGCAACCATTCCAATATTTCAAAGAAATAGTTTGGGCTCGTGATTCCCACTGCAAATAATAATGGAAACTCTGCACACAGGCTCTCCATCTTGATATACATATCCACTATTTGTATATCCTCCATATAACAACGCATGTGATTAAGCCGTATGTCGTAATACACATTTAGTAACAAACACATCCCAGCCGAAAGCAATAATGGCCAGCTCAGCCACGTTTCCATTCCGTATTCCAAATGTTGACACATGTACCCCAGAGTATAACCAACCAGACCGTTGTACGCCGCCATCAACAACACTACTATAAGAGACACGCGTTTACTGTCACTTGTATAAATATTACCGATGACCAACGGCACAACAATAGCACGTAGAAAAAAATGAACCATGCAAAAAATTAACACATGCTTTTGCTCAATATTGACAAACAAAAACAAACAAACCAAGGCTGGTAAATTAACTAGAGTCATATACCATCTATTTGGTATACTGTACGATGAACCGCCGGAAAATCTACCATAGGGAATCGCTTTATACCAAGATAATAACGAGATAATTATGCCACTGGTAAGCAGTGCCGCCTCTAGCATTTAGTATATTAAATATCAGATATATACTATACTTTACGTGTTTTAAGAGTTTATATCACCTTGACCAACATTATGATTATATTGATCAATATGCTCCTGAATGTTTGGTATAGTAAAGGTTTGATCCAAGTATATGCCCATAATTACGCCACATAGAAACCAAAACATTCTATGTAGTATTACACGGACAAAATATTATTTATATACTTCTATTTATTTGCGCGCTTCCTTTCGGTGATTTATATATGACAGGCAACACCCGGTTCCACAAAGTTCACCGCCGTAATTTGTAGTATACACATGCGGTGTCATGATGCACTTTCCATCTACATACTTGAGTCGCACCGAAAAATGCTTATGGCAATTGTCACAACGGTCAGACATTACAACAAATCACGGGGTTTCTTTTATACTTTTCAAATCTATTTATATCTTTCGCTAGACGTATATTGTAGTCCTTTCCCAGCTCCCATATATGTACTTCCTCGTTGCAACACCATTCGATGTACCTGTCGTACAGCTTCCATGCTACAAATACCGGGCGAGTCGGACCACCTTTGACGGAGCAATCTCGAGTCAAAACATTGCCATTGATTAAATAGTACACCATTAAAAAGCTTGGCTTTTGAGACCAAGGCTTGTCCATTATTGGCTTGTCTATATAGGGTCTAGCATCCGTAGTTGGCAAGGGAACCAAGTAGAATGGTTTCATTCGACGAATACGCTTCATTTATTATTACGACAGATATATTTATACTAGAAAGTGGCCCGATGCCGTATGGACCCGCAACCGTATGGACCCGATGCCGTATGGACCCGATGCCGTATGGACCCGATGCCGTATGCGTGCGACCGTGGTACCACTCATGTCGTTCGTGACTTATATTGGATTGGGCTTTCAGAACAGTATAAATATAAATATAGTTATATCCAAATGGAGTTGGATCGATGTCCATCACCGGCAACAGTTGCGAGTCATTTAAACTCATTGGTTCGTCAACAAAGTACGGAACATGTGTGTTCTTATAATAAGTGCAATATCGAAAATTTAACGGTATGCATTTACTGTGACGGTAGTGGTAAGTACGCGATATGTTGCAAGTATCTAAAGCCGCCTCCTTGGGTTACACCCGAATTAAAGCCGGTGAAAACGATTTATAATATCTATTTATGTAAAAACACCGGTAAGATCCATTATTGTCATAGTGGTTGTGATGGTGGTAGAATAACCAATGCGGATAATTGTCAGGTATGTTTAATTTCGGGCGTTCAATATGAATCGGAGACGGTTCGTTCTTGGCATATTTCCTCTCGATGTGTAGCCACGGTGATACAAGACAAACGTGATCCCCACATGTTTAGTAGAGGTGAGGATGGACGTGTAAAATCTACAGGTGTACATAATATTCGGGTCACACAGTGTATTATGATATGCAAGGAGTTCATTAACCGTTTATTATTTTCAAAAATTAGAATGGATTCAGAAAAACACAAGTACATCGAACTTTGCAAGGAATCGCAAAAAACGGTCAACAAATACAGACGTTTTTGTGAAAGGAACACACAACCAAAATGTTATCTTACTTCTCTGACTTTATACATACATCAGATGAAGAGAAAACCAATGTTTACACATTTAATACAGAAAACAAAAGAGGAACAGAAACGTATTGTTTCCGAGTATACGAAACACATCATTTCCTACTGGAAAATGTTTGTCGCCAAGACCAATTCACAAAATTCAACCTTTTCCTTTAAGATATTTGTCCCTGCGTGTTTGTACATGATGCGAAATGGGCTTTTTATGGCAGGCATCTACATTATTGAAAAATCGAGATACTTGGAATCTGCCTTACCCGAAGCAAATGGGTTGCATCTGTATAGCATCAATAAACCAACCTTAACAAACGGTCAAAAACACATAACCCGCGCCATACGTGAAGCCGTTGAAAGTAAACGAACTACACCACAGGCACTGAAAGAGTATTGTCAATCGGAGTATGATAAAATTACTATATAAGTATTACAATAGTTGTTATAATGTCTCTTGGAAAAGGATTACCCAATTTAGGCAATACCTGCTACATCAACTCCATCTTACAATGTCTACGTTATAGCAAGGATTTTGTCTATCTCTTAAACAAACATGATACGAACAAAAACAGTCTTCTAGTACAATCGTTCGTTGAGCTGCTCTATGCAGGGGCACCTACAAAATGTTTGTATACACTCATCAAAGAACTAGCAAAAACCGATGAATTCAAGATTATGAAACAGTGCGACGCACACGAACTGTTCTTATATCTCATAGACAAGATGTTTACAGAGATTAAGTACATTAAAAATCCATTCGAGGGACGCTTGGAATCGACGGTCACGTGTCAGGTCTGTCACAATGAGTCCATAACCGAGTATCCTTATGTCAGTATATCGGTCCAGATGCAGGCAAATGTTCAAAAGGTGGAAGCGCTGTTGGATGAATTTTCTAAAGAAGAGGAAATCGAGGATTTAATTCAATGTGATAAATGTGAAGCAAAAACAAAATCACACAAACGATTAAAAATAATACCAAATAATATAATTGTGGTGCATCTCAAACGCTTTACCGGCATGTCAAAAAACCACTCGGAAATCGTCATTGACGAAGAAATAACCATAAATGAAACGAAGTACATGCTGTATAGTACATGCAATCATTCTGGAAATTTATTTGGTGGACATTATACAGCCACTTGTATGAAACGAGATGGCACTTGGACACTCTGCAATGACAATCATGTCGAGAGCTTGGCCTCTATCCCCCCAAAAAGCGATAGGCCTTATCTCCTATTTTATTCTAAAAACTAGTATATAAGTTACAAAAAATCAATAGAAATGTCACTTCTTATCACCGAAAATCCTAATCGTTTTGTTTTGTACCCTATACAACACCCCAAGTTATTTGACTTTTACAAGCGTCATATTGCATCTTTTTGGACGGTAGAGGAGATTGACATGTCGCAGGACACTGTAGACTGGCAAAAACTATCGAAAACCGAACGTGATTTTATTCTTTGTATCCTCGGTTTTTTTGCAGCCTCGGATGGTATTGTGGTGGAAAATCTTGTGACTAATTTTTGTGCAGAGGTACAATTGCCAGAGGCACGAGCAATGTATTCCTTTCAAGCCGCCATGGAAAACATACATTCCGAAACCTATTCTTTAATGATTGATACACTGGCAACCAATGAAGAAAAAACATTTTTGTTCAATCATATTGACAATCACCCGGGTACCAAAGCAAAGGCACAATGGGCCATGAAGTATATGGAAGCCAAACCCGGTTGCGTTAAAAACTTTTCAGAAAGATTGGTTGCATTTGCATGCGTGGAAGGAATCATGTTTTCTTCATCCTTTTGCGCACTTTATTGGTTGAAAAAACAAGGGCTGTGTCCGGGGTTAACCTTCTCCAATGAATTAATATCACGGGATGAAGGGTTACACAGGGACTTTGCAGTGGCAATGTACAAAATGTGCCCCAAACTACCGCGAAAACAAATTCTGGACATTGTGGACAGTGCAGTTCAAACCGAAATGACATTTGTCAACCATTCATTGCCTGAAAATTTAAGAGGTATGAACAAAGAACTAATGTATCAGTATGTTCAATACGTGGCAGACCATTTGTTGAATGCACTCGGATACAACAAATATTACAAAGTAAACAACCCATTTGATTGGATGTCCATGATATCACTGGAGGGAAAAACAAACTTTTTTGAAAAAAGAGTTGGGGAATACGCAAGACCTACCGCCATGTCCTTTGGTATGGACGATACATTTTAATACATTATCAAATTATTAATTTCATTCTACGACGTAATTGATCCGACCAACTTTTACAAGGATACATGTTCCACGCCGCATCATGCTCCTCCACCGTATACAAACGCTTTGGTATTCGATAAAACACATGACCACGACCTAAGGGATCATTCACGCGCTCACCTATCACAGACGAATAATTATATACAAGACCATTCGGTTTCAATAACTTGTGCTTTATTTCCACAATAGAGGTGTTTCGACGAACATACATCAACCCACCATCCGTCATAATAGCATCGAAATAACCCTCTCCATACCGCTGCAAGATGCCTACCCATGTCCCAGTAGTAAATATCTCACCACACACATCCGCATTTTCAATATCCAAGGTTTTATATTCATGCATAAAATCACTTGGTACTTCGTCTGGCTGAACACCGACCAACAACCACATACATGTATATTAATATATACTAATATATACACTTATATTAATATATACACTTATCTCGCGTCAAAATCCATATACGAGCTTCATAGACAAATTTCCGTGGGGTGGCGGTCTATATCGGTCGTAATTCCTGCACGTCTACGACTCATACCAGCACAACCAATAAAAATATCTAAACAATAATATTCGTCACATGCGAAACATTTACTCAGTGTATCCGTGTCTCTGTTCTGTTCCATCCCCAACATGGCTTCCCATAAACATGGAAAAAAACAGTGTTCTCTATCGCAGTCTACATTTAACAACCAACAATCGCGGCAATCGGGTGTCAGTCCCGCATTGTCATCAAAGCATTGAATAGCGTCTTCCCGCCCACCAAATACATCACGAATGGCACATGCTTTTGCTATTCCAGTGAGTGTCTCTCTCTTGTCATAATAAACATTGTAATCCTGTTCGGTTGAACATTTCCCACATCGACCACAGTGTACGCGGTTGGTGTATCGTATGCTACAATTGCCTTCAACACTGTTATCATATTCGTATACGGGAGGTTCGTAGAGATAGTAGGCAATATTGAAAATGTTGAAGATCATCGCCACGACAATCAGAAAAATCATCACGCACTTCCATGTTGTGCATGTAGTGGTACCTTCGGTGTCGGTATCGGCACCTTTCATATAAAAATAAAAATATCTATATTTATATTATAATTCCATGTTCATCGATGCTCTGTATGGTGTAAAATGTGGCTGAACTATCGGTACACCAATATATACACTTATGTTAATATATACACTAAAACCCAGTTTCCTGCTTATCGGTAAAGTATTGATGCGAAGTCAAATGGTGAATCTGCTGCAGTTTCATTTCTAATTCACGGATTTTTAACTTTAACTGTAAATTCTCCTGACGCAATGCATCATCAAAAATTCTCTCCTGCTTTTGTAATAATTTACTCGCGTCAAAATCCATATGGAGTATTTCTAACATCTATTTATACTACTTCACAATATATTACAGCATGAATATATCATACAACATATTTAACAGGGTAATAGGCCCGAATCTATTTCAAGCGTACACCCCGCCTAAAATAACACGGCTTGTGTCCATATAGTCCGAAAATTAGACAGGGGGTGGCAAAAAATATTTTTTTTTTTGGCTTTTTCCCTAAACATGCTGTGCGTATGTTAAAATAGCATTAAATAACATATATGCTATCGCATGTTATTAGAAAATAGTAAAAAAAAAAAAATTTTTTAAATCGCCCCTATGTCTAATTTTTAGCTAATATGAATACAGGACTGTTTATTTTAGGAGGGACAAACCATTATAAACATGTTAATGATATTTTATGTTAATTATATGCGGACGATGTTATAGGTAGATAGCATGAGGATGTTATATGGCCCATCTGGACCGACATTTCTGTACCGAGTAGCGCATGTCAGCATACCGAGTAGTGCATGTCAGCATACCGAGCAGTGCATGTCAGCATACCGAGTAATACATAACTTCTAAATCTTCGATAAAAACACCATGCGAGCCACAAAACGTCGTCGTATAGATGTTGTGCAGGTATTAGCACGTCAATTGGAGCAGTGTCAAGATGAAATCGAGAGGTTACGTTCTGAAAATGAACAATTAAAATCTTTGAATTTGGATCCTTTGTTTGTGGATACGGGACCAATCGACGCAGGTGATATGTTTGCACAGACACCGACGTATGAACGTACCGAGGCGGCCATAAAAATACAGGGTTTTTTTCGCAAGTATTTCCCTAAAGAATGCGAGCACGAGTGGGAGATTGAGCGCGGTTGTGGTCATGATCATACGTACAGGTACTGTTTCAAGTGCGATGAACAGGACGGATTTGCATAAAGAGTGTATTTATAAAGATATGCGATTTATAAATGTTTAAGTACTGTGTATGGTATTGTTTAAAACCTAATCATATTATTCACCAACATATAAGACGTTATGCTCAAGCCTTTAACACATGTTCTTTTCCGGCACATATCACGGTGAAACATTCTTTGAGCTTGGAAGAGGCCAAAGATTTGCATCATAGTATGAAGGGTATACCCGTTCCATCGTTTCCGGGTCCAAGTAGTCTGGTTTCTACTGTTACTAAAATCGATAGCATTAAATTTTATGCCATTGAATGTAAAATAAGGGAGGATGGAGCACATATATCACTTGCGTATCGATGTGCAGAGGGCTTCAGTCCTGTAGAAGTTTCTGTCGTGTCACCGGTGTCAATTGGTCCGGATGATATCTATCTATGTATAGCGGACTGTTCTTCTCGGTATCCAAACGAGTGGAAGATATTGAGTATATAAATATACTTTAGCTTGGTAGATGACAGAATGTTATGTATGTTTGGAGCCATGTACAGAGCCTGCTCCATGCGCATGCAAAACGATGTTTGTGCACCCAAGTTGTGTCACGATCATGAGAATGTATGGTCAGACATCTTGCGGTATGTGTAGAACGCCGTATCTCGGTCCCCCTGTAGATCAAATAGAAGAAGACATTGAGGAAGATGTACAAGAGGTAGAAGATGACGAGTGGAAGCCAGCCCCATGTTTGTGTTATGTGATACCTACACCTATTCGATCCCAGCAATACGACGTGTCTGATTTTGACAAATTGATGGACATTTTTCGATATTGTTTCATTGTTATTTTCATTCTAATGATATTGCATTTTGCAGACAACCAACCCCGAGTTGATTTGGGTAGTGATTTGGTGCCATTTATGTTCCTGTTCATGTTCATTATACTTTTTTGTAATATGATCGGACAAAGATTACAGACGAGACCGCATAATTTAAGTCTACGATTAAATCATGGTATACAGGCGGTGTAAGTGTATAGCTCAATATATCCGTTATAATCAATTGAAAGGTCAATAGAGCAAGTCCTGAATTTTCTACGTATGTCGCGGCTATTGTAAATATTAACAGGACGATCAGCACTGCTATCGGATATAAGATGAAATAGAGACGTTCCGATATCAAAATCTCAGTGTTTCCGGCAGCCTTGTATAAAATTTTCTCTCTATCTGTCATTTCCCTAGGTTTTTTATTCTTTTTACGTATTTCTCTATAGTTTGATATACCTAATTGAGTTTCTCTACTTGATGTACTCGTCTCTAATAGATACAAACGGTTGGTATTAAAACAGCTTTCATGAAATCGATTGTTCATATCGTCCGGAAACACATTTAAATGCAAATGTGCAATTCTATACTGTGGCATCTTTTCTTCAATGGAATCTTCTATCTTGGCCAATCTAGCTTCTGCAAAATGTATCAAAAAATATAACTCTTTATACAAAAACATATACAGTAAGGTAGCAGAAACCAAATATAACAACGAGTTTGTGCAAGACACATACATTGCGGTATGAAAAAAGAATTGCCACAGCTGTTTCCAACGAACGTACCTCCTCTCCATGACATTGTAGGTATATATCATGTGTATTTTTGTCTGCAACATGAACATATAATAAATCATCATCACGGGAAAAAAGTAGTAAAACAATGCCTTTACAAATACCATATGCTCCGTCAACATAAAAAAGCAAAGCAATGCGTAATACATAAAAAGTAAACTATTTTTCACGTATAATATCATCTAGCAAATTAAATATAAACTTATATAGTATTTAAGTCAATAATCTGTTTTATTGATATGCAAAACATCGTGTTAGTAGGAGATGGCGGTACAGGAAAAACCTCCTTTGTACTCAGAGTAGCAAAAGATTACTACACAGATAGTTACATGTCGACAATAGGAAAAGAAATGACCATTGTTGACAATTTAATCATACACGATACCTCCGGTCATCCCAGATTTTCAAGCCCATGTGAAGAGTATTATAAACATGCCAATGGAGCACTGGTATTTTGTGATAACAATTATAATAGCGCGCCATGGATAAAAAAGCTGAGAAAAAGCAATCCAGATATTCCTATCATGGTTGTTATCAACAAAATAGACTTGATTGATATTAAAACAGATGATAGCGAGTTGGAACACATACATATATCGTGTAAAACAGGAGAAAATGTAAACATGGTATTACCATCTATAAAAGAAATACTAACCCCAGCTAAAACTTCACCTGCTGTGACATGGATTTACCCTTACTGGAACTATTGTTTGGTACAGTAAAGTCGGAATTGCCTCCTACATAACACCATTTGCCATGACTACACACAAATATCTGTGGTACGGTGCGCATACCCTTCTTTACTAAAGTAGGATACACATCGACCAGCTTCTTCGGCGCGGCAGATATGCCCTTAAAAAAATCCATGGGTTCTACGTACCTGTTAGTCAATACATCCAAGACCCTAACATCTTTACTAATGTTAATAGCTTTAGCTGCTGCTCGCTTGCTAAATCCGCAGTAGTTTTTTACGTATAAAAAGACCTTATCATAGCTATCTGGCACGACTTTCTGGCCCGTGCATTGGGATATACACGTATGTAAATATTCGTCCATATATCTACGTATTCTATATTTATATAGTATAAAATGCCCATATCGATTATCAAATGTATCCAGTCTGGTCACACGCTTATGAGCATCGCATGATGACATCATATACATGTGACGATGTTAGTCGTGGGAAACTTACATCAAATCAAAAAGCGTCAATTCGAAAATCAATAAACGGAATCACCTTTCGTTTCGAGGGTGAGACGTTATACGAATTAAATTCTGATACACAATTTAAATTAACACCTGTTGAGGTAGCATGTTGTATATACACCAGTAGAGAAAGCAAAAGAACTTCATGGTCCGTATCTTTTTCCATCGACGGCGAATTATATAAATATGAAAACCCGACAGTGGGTTCTATAACATATTCACCAATAACAGTCAAAAATGAATGGTTTGACAAGGTGTTTCCAAATTTTGAATACAAAGGAAAGACCAAGCCTGCAGAACCAGCGTTGGGCATGGACGAAAGTCTCTACGTATTAGACGCACTGGACGTGGACATATTAGATGTATTGGACGTGGAGGAAACTCTCTCCAAACCAAATCTTAATTATATCACTGATTTAAACCCTCATACCGTTGGTATAGTACGTGATTTAATTAAACATATTGGCCAAGATTATACGTTTTCGTGGAAAGGTGATACATATAACATGAAAGACCCCCCAACGGGAGTAAAAGAATTCTTGTTATTTTATAGCCGATGGAAGAATGAACAAGAAATAGAAGCAAAGACTGTAACATTTTACCAAGAATATACTGTTTTACCACCTGAGGCAAAGGATCTAGTTAAGCGCATTCAAGTGTTTATTAACACCATAAAATCTTATGAAGAAGATCGTGCAAAATCACCGATAGATTTTAATTCCATATCCATACAATCGGCCCCGTCGACCGATGACTTGGGAGAACAAATACGTACGTCTTTACCCGATGACACATATGGTATAAAATGTATACAAGCCGACGATTTGGGTGATAACGCAAGGTATAGATTGTTTAGAAACAACAATAATTTGCAGATGGTCACCACTGATTCAGAGGGCATGTTTATTCGAACATCGGAGGATAAAAGTGCAGCATATGTATCACAGATATTGGATTACGATACGGATGTATTGGACATGGGATACGACAAAAAATTTAAAGAGAAGAAAGCAAAGGATTATATTTGGGCAAAGAAAGACAGCAAAACAATGGTATCCTCCGAGGCCGAGTGTTCCAATTTTACCGAGTATGAACAGGCGGAACCAAATGGTAAAAAAGATTGGGGTTTTACAGAAAAATTTCAACCAGATACACATCAGTTGCATTCGTTAAAATTTGCAGGGGAGAAAATATTATTAGGTCATCGCCCGGGATTTGGAAAAACAATAAATAGTATTTTACTGGCCGAGAAAATGAGAAACAGTTTATGCACATGCGAAGAGGATACATGTGTTTGTGATTTGCCAGATATTTATATCCTTGCACCCGATAGAAAGTTGGTAAAGCATTGGGTGGATGAAGTGAAGCGCATGTCTGATATCGATACAAAGCATTATATTTGGTCGACATACAAACACCTTGAATTATCCCAAGCAAAAACGGAGTATCCAGAGTATCACCATTTGGATCCTGAGGAGTTAACGGATTTAAAAAATGGCGGAGCCATCAGACATCAATATTATAAGAAAACACAAAAGGAAATGCGTCATTGTATGGTATGTGATAGAGGTTATCGGAAGGGATATTTTGAGGATGACGAGAAGAAAGTAGCCTATGATACCGTAAAACACATCCTGTATGGCGGATCGAATGATAAAACCGTGTTGGAATTCCATTGGCGATTGGTGGAAGATAAAATTTTCTTTTCTTGCGGTGAATGTATAGGGAAACATTTTATCACCGGTTTTACCGTCAGTGATGAAGGAGTCAAGTATGATAATTTTAAAGATCACGAAAAAAATGGAGGTTTGGGTATTGGTGAGTACCTATATCGCGAATCGAAGGTATGGGAAAAGTTTTACAATGAGGTGAAAGAGATCGCGGGTATAGAGGACGATACAAAAAGTATAAAGGAAATCAAACAAAAATTACGTGATGAAAACTCTCAAATCCCTCAAAATTTAAAATTGTCTTACAAGATGCAGAAAAAAATGAATTGGCATATGTACCGCGCACCTCCATGCATCTTGATTTGTGACGAGATACACAAATTTGTGAGAGAGTCTAAATCGTTGGTGATGCAGGTTCTTTGGAAATATATATTGTCTTGTCAGTTTACAGTGTTGGCCTCCGCCACGCCAGTAGAATCAGCCGGGTCGGAATTGACACAACTGTATTTGATGTCTGAAATGTTAAGAACGAAACGCCAGTTTTGGCTCGACGAGCCGGTGCGGTTCAATATGAAATTCAATGGACGTTTTTTACCACCGTGGCATCTCCTAAGGCCATTGGAAAAAGGTGAAAACATGTACGTGGTGGCAGCCCGAATGAAAAATAAATTTTCACGATTCAACACGGTTCCAAATATACAAGATGCCATACAAGGATTGGTGGCGCAGAGTAATGTCATTGATAAACAAATTGATACCAAATTCACACTGAATTATACTAAACTGATGAGCATGTACATCGGTAGTGATTTAACACCAAACCAGTGGGTTTCTAACGGCGAATATGGTCAAGATTCATACAAAATAACAAAGGACGGTTATAAAATGTTTGTGAATGCGGCCTTATCAAAATTATATGTGTTACAAGCCAGCAAAAGTAGAGGACAGAAAGAGTTTCCTGATTTGGTACCAGCCACTGAAAATGGTTACATCGAAGTACCAATGGATTTAATTCGAGCCCTATTATTAGACCGACCGCCCAAGTCCGAACTACGTTATTTAATCACTCAAAATGAGTATAACAAATATACCTACCGCGTAACAGTGCATGGGTTAAGTGATTTCATTGTAGAAAAGGGCGATGACTTTGATGCGAACGCCATATTATTTCTAGAAAAGTGCATATTGGCCAATAAATTGGGCGATAACTTGTTTACTATAACATACAAAGATCCCTTGAAAACGGTAGAAACAGGATCGGCACTTATCACGAATTACACGGATAGTACAGGTGTCTTACCATATTCACCTTTCCGCGGAAGGGATGAAGGAAAGAAATTAACTAACTTTTTAAAAAAATCAAAAATACAAATTCCGGAGGGTATTAAGGGATTGAAATGGTTGCATGTGTGTCCTACAAGGCAGCAGACATCTGCACTGAAGAGTCAAAACTTCTATGACAATATTCCATACATTCCAGATTTGTTAGGTAGCAAAGTTATGAAAATTGTGACCACTATCGAAGAACAGGTGGCGAAGGGTAAAAATGTAATGGTCTATCATGACAAAGTAGAAATGTTACGCATGTGTCATCGTGCACTTGCCATGCGTAAACACATTTGGGTGAATAAAGATATTGATAATGCACGTCTAGAACAGGGTATAGACCCGGTCAATGCAGAAGCCGGTGATTATGTGTTTAATGAAAAATTAAAAGGTTTAGCCATTAAACGAGCAAAAAAACGGTGGATAAAACTAACGGACGAAGAGATGAAAACACAAAATGATGCATACAATTATGTGGAGACACCCGAACGATCGGAAGATATCGATTTTGACAGATATCAAGAGGCCTTCGATTTGTTAGTGTCGGTTGCCAAACGATCTATTTACCCTGTGATTTTTAAAGATTACGAAAATAAATTTGGTAAAAATAGTGTTATCGATACCATCAAGTTAGTGCGCAGTTTAAATGATTTTGCCTTTTATGCAGAATATGCCTTTAATCAACCCACGAACGAGGTCTTACAAGCAAATCATACGAGGTGTAAAAAACTGATTGATGGTTGTGAAGATATGAAACATATCACCACTGGGAAGATAGATTTTGAAAGAAAAACTAAAATTCTGTCTGCCATTGACACCTATTTAGAAATAAAAGACATGGAAAAGATAGAGTTTATACAAATCGTGTATGACGCATGCGAACCATATTATTTGCGTGCATTCCAACAAGTTGTTACCAAACGTCCTGAAATTAAACAAATCTATAACCCAGCGCGTTACGAAAAAGTATGGAAACTAAAAGAAGATTTTCGTTGGACAAATCATAAAAAAGGAAACAAGCAAGAGACGTATCACTATTGGCGAACACTTAAACCGGTACCGGAAACCAATAAAGACTTGTATGTTGTGGAGGACGGTGAAATAGTCATGGAATATGTCGAGAAACAAAATCCCACTGGAAACAAATATATTATGTTGGAAACCGACAAATATGTCTTCAAGGTAAACAATGCCTCTTTACGAAAAGCCATCTCGCAAAAAGTACAGAGTGATATTGACGAAAACAAATCGGACGAAGATATATTTAGGGAAATACCAATTGATAAAGAAGTTACCAATGTTCCTGACTGGCCGGTAGAGTTGGGAGGTGAAATACGCAAACGGTGTATTGATTATTACCTCAACAAAAATTGGAAGGGCCATGTTTTTAATTCCTCCTTTAAACAAACAAAAAAAGAGAATTTGGTAAAGAATCGTCCTTTTATGAAGTATAGTAAAGGAATCACGGACAACATAAAAGCACCAAAAGGATTACCAACCGATGTTTTCCCAATGCCAACTATTTCATTGCCAGAGTATACCTCTTTCGATTTTAAAACTATCGAGACCTTCATAGAGAACAACCCTCTTATGTACAAGGATCTTTTTTTTGGTCAGGATAACGCGGGAAAGGTCGGAAACCTTGGCGAAGAATATAAAATTAAGAGTGGGTTAACTTTTGAACAAATAGAATTGCCAAAAGCGTATCTTAAGAAGAAATTTACACGTGAAATTAAAACATATACCGATGCCATGGTCTTTTGCATTTGGACGCAAATGTATTTACGATACCAGTGGGTACAGAATCTAATGGTTCGTAATAAACAAACGGTTCTGTTACCAACAAAAGATCGCATTGATAGTATTGAAGAGTACGAACGGGTTTTAATTCATATGGATTCCAACCCATTCAAATCAAAATCAAAACAACAAGGGAAAATATTTTTTAATGATGTTGAAATGAAAGGAAGAGACACCTTTCTACAAGAAATGAAACCAAGAATCACCGGCATGTCAAGTAATAATCGATTGACATTTGCAATTGTAGATTCAAACTCGGTACCTGCAACTGATACGCCTAAATATGTACAGGCTTTTTCAGAAGGATACGTAGATTGTTTGTTCGTGTCCGAATCTGGTATAGTAGGCGTGGATTACAAATCATGTTCGCCTTCCTATATGATTTGCATTGACCCGGTTGTATCGGCAGGAAAACAAGATCAATTCAATGGACGCACGGTACGAAGAAAATCACATAGGTACCTGCCAGAAAGACTGAGAAAGGTAGAATATGTATCTTTTGTCAGCAAAGGAATTGAAATTAAAAACACAAAAGAAGATGAAAAGGAGGAGATCAACTATACCCTAACGAGTTTGGGTAAACGCATCAAGGAGAGTGAGGAGCCAAAGAAATCAGAATACATACGTGAATACAGAAAAATGAAACGTCAAACATGGGCAGAAAAGCAACGTAAACGAGCACTCACCGATTTAGAAGAACTAAGGGAAGACCTTCGAAAAGTTTTGGATCTAATTGACGATGACACCGAAAAATTCAAGGACGATGCACAGCAAATAGTTAACAATTACGATGGTCCTCTATTACAGAAAATTATTGAAAAGGAAAGGGAAATTCAGATATTATCCTCGGAAGACAATGTACGACAAAAGTATAAGGCATTCACCGGTGTGTATGCATCATTTGCACAACAAGAGCCCGAAAATGAATTTCCCCCAACCGATGTTGTCATTGGTTCTATCACAGAGGAGGAGGTTAAAAAAGAAGCCATCCCCAATAATCCAGATACTATATCTGAAACAGAATTGAGAGCATTGTTGACAAAACAAGAGATACTCTTTTCACAACAGCAATACACAGAAGCAATGGAAACTCTTAACTATAGATGGTCATATGATGATTTTATACATGACCCGGGTATCAATCAATTACGTGAAAAATTAAATTGTGGCGAAATAACCTACGCCAGACAGCGCGAACGTAATATCGACACCGACCCCTGTGAAGATGTAAGTAATGACCCCTTAAAGTCAGAACGAGAGCCAGACAACAAGAGATGGAATACTTATTTTGACAATTATGTGAATATTTCACATGTTCCAGTATACAACAATTATGCATTCCTGTCAGTGGAGGAATACCAAGCATCGGTTTCAAAATATAGTGAAGAAAAATACGATAATTACTATTGTTATGCATGCAATAGAACAACGCCGGTAAACAGTGTCACCTGTACACATTGCGGGTTTGCGGTACGCGACGAAAAGGAGCAGTTTCTCTACTATCACTTGGTGCCATCGGAAACCATAATACAACAATCTACTGCACAGTTTTTAAAATCCGAGTCCAAAAACATGAAAAACAAAAACAAATCAGCCTATCGTAGGATACAGCGAGATAGACTTGAAATGGTATTATCACTCAATTCGATTGAACATCAGGTCAAGCACAACGGGGATAAAACTTATAAATTTGAATACAACACGGAGAAGGAGCCAAATAAGAAAACCTTTTACAAGCGTGTTAAAAAGGACATATTGGAAGAAGAAAAAGGTGGTGATTGGTACCGTATCATGACAAAGCCAGACAAGGATATATACAAAGCAATGTGTAAAAAATACACCGAACAAGAACCCGATCGTTTTAAAGGTACGGTAGATGAAGCAAAACCATTTCAAATCCAGCAGAAGAAACGAATCAAGCCCACGGTATCGGATTTTGAGGTTGGTCACAAGGTAAAATACAATGGTGAAATATGGTTTATCATGAGGGTGGAGGGTGATAACATCACGATCGAACAAAATGGAGAGACAAAAGATGTGGATAGGAAGGATCTTACTATTCCAGAGGAGTCGGACGATGATAAGGATGAAGATTATACGGATAGCGACAGCGATGTAAGCATAGAAGAAGAATACTAATAATTAGTTCTACATAGAGGGCACGATTTATTTACACGAAACCACTGCTGGATGCAATGGTGATGAAAGGTATGGTTGCATGCAAGCGTCTGTCGGATAGCAGTATCTTCTTCGTGGCATATTGGGCATAACACCGGCTGGAGAGTTGGTAGACCAATGGATTGTTCATGTGGTTCTATCTCCAATACTTGTCTTTGTTCCAAATTCATTATGTACAATGCTTTAGGTATGTTAAAGCTGGGATATCTAGAATTAATTCGGTCTTGAATAATACTTTTGTAAGCGTGATAACTGTATTTGTCAAGCCAGTCTTGAATTTCCTGTTTGACTTGTAAAGGTTGTATATTGACCGGGATCCATATTTCCATTTCTATATAAGCATATATAATATATACTATTTTTTCATATCCATTTTAAAATTTTGATATTTTCGAATCAAAAAGTCCTCTTCTACATGATACACCCAACTATTCAAAAAGGGTCGTTCCAACCAGACCACATCTACGTATACTTTATCCATTTGTTCATTGCAAGCATCCCATTCCTTTGCAGCCTCGTCCGAACAAAAAGTAATCACCAAATACTGTACCTCTTGTATTTTTTCAATAATAGCTTTTGCAACTCTAGAATAGCCACAATAAAGATAAAGCGATTTGTCCTCTTTGTATTTTTTCGCAAGCGCCATTGCATATACTTCATGTTTAAAGCGCGACATCGGATTGCCCTCTTTAAAATCCTCCTTTAATTCGTATTTATCGTCTGCCTTTAGACGTGAATATAAATAAAAATCAGATGACCAATAGTTGCCCATGCTATGATTACAACTCATGGGACTTAAATAGTTTCTTCGCAGTGTTACATCTCTGCATGGCATTCTTAATATTCAGTGGAAATGGATAGTCTGGTGGTAGACCTACCGGCGAAGGAACAACATCCATGCCATTGCTCTCAACTTTCGGTGTATGGTATACAATTAATCCATTAAAGACAACACATGCGATCGTAATAAAGGGCAAAGACATATTGTTCATATCGCTCAAAGACCATTCTAAAATACAAAGGGCATAGGTATATGCCATACGAACAAAGAAATATTCCTGTATGGTTTTATAAATCTCCCACGATGGTTTTACAGGCTTTTTAATCAAATAATATATACCCAAACAGGCGGCGGCAATTATAATCTGCTTCCATCCAGCCGTAGAACAGAAACATAAGGTACACACTAAATGTACCGGAAATGACATCCATTTTTGCCCATCCTGAAGCACACCATCCATTAGCTTTTTGTTGAAAGCGATGGTGACAATAAAGATATACATGGAAAAAGCAATAAAGTGTTGATTCCACTGGTTTCGAAAGGCATACGTAATCAACAAAGCCAAACGCTGCAAATGCAAGATACGATTCCATACATGTATATCCATCTTTAACAATGGTATATGTGAAATAATACACGCATGTGTTGCTATGTGCGTTGCTGCTATCGCAAACAAAAACACATAATTATGAACCATGTAAAATAAAGCCAGTATACACCACGGTAATAAACTGGCTGGGTAGATAGTCTGGTAGAAAATATTCATATACAACACTGTATTATCTATTTATATATAATTAATAGTTAATCACACGAAATAATGTGTGGACCAGAGGGAAAGCTTTCAAACATTTGTTTTAAACTGTCTTTGTTTGGATTTAATGCAGAAACCAACATTTTTCTGCCATTGAACATTCTAATCTCTGCGCTCTCGTCGCCATTCATATATGCTTTCAACTGATCAAGATAACGCGACTTTCCTTTCATCGTTCGCTCCTCCATATTCACATCGGCAGACAAATCTTCAAAGGCAATTAAATGATTTAGCGTCTGTGCGTCTTGAATTGGCATTGCATCCACTTGATCCTTGAAACAACGTCCATCGTGCTTTTTCTTGCAATCCTTACAAGCCTCCTCGTACTCATCTTCAAGATCCTCTTCCAATAAATCGTCAATGGACTTGGACTCGACGGAAGCCTTGGCCTTGGACGTGGGCGCAACAGCGGGTCTCCTCTTTAAACCAAAAGACTGGACTAAAAAATCATTTGGACCCATCTCACGCCTAGCCTTCTTGATTGCATCTTCTAATTGTAAGTTTTCCGTAATGTTTGTACCGAATTTGCCATTGTATTCCGAAATACTCATAAAGCTCATACCCGGCTGTCTTAAGTGATCAATGTATGCTTTCGCCGTTTCAACCATTTAATGTGCCAATATGTACTATATATACTTAAAAACATTTATTTTAAATGGCAACTGGACGTACTCGTAGGACTCAATTTTCTAGTATACGATTTTCATCTGTAGATGATCAACCCGGCAGTGTTCCCATGCCCATTGCAGCCTCTGGTGATATTGACGAAGCTTTTTGGAGTTGTAATAAACCGGGATACTTTTGGATCAATTGGATTGCTATCGCAGGACATCTAATAAACTCCATTGCGATGATCTCTATATACTCCAACCGTGATACGTTGGGCATTACCTACACGGAAAATGTATTGGAATGGAAACGCAGCGATTTTACAAACGGTACATGTACAGGTGCTTCTAGAGCATTGGAAACGGCAAACAATGGTAAATTTTGCATCGGTCCTGTACAAAATACCTTTGATTGCGACGGCGAAGCATGTGCATTGGATTACGGTTGGATGATCATTTCATTTCATATGCTTTCCTTCTTTTTTCAATTAATGGCGGCCCTGACGGATTGCTTCAAAACGGGAGTATTGGGATACCGATACTCTGACATGATCCGTAATGGGCGGAATCCACTCCGTTTTATAGAATATAGCATCAGTGCATCCCTCATGCTCATGATCATTGCACTCATCAATGGTATTATTGACATACACTTGTTGTTTTGTATCGCAGTACTGACCGCATCATGCCAGTTGTGTGGTCTAGTAGTAGAATACATCGATGACATCGCCATGAAATGGATCAACCATTTAAATGGATGGTTTACTTTCTGTGCTGCGTATTGGTGTATCACCAGAGCATTTATTGCATCCTCAGACGCAGTAGAAGGTGTTTCGCCGCCAGATTTTGTTTATGCCATTGTTTTAATTCTATTTTTATTGTATGCATCTTTTGGGTTTGTTCAGTTGGTAGAATTGATGTGTTCGACAAGATTATTCAATATAGGCAATTGCTGTAAGTGTTTTGAGACAGAAAACGATAGCAAATGGTGTCCCACTTTACGAACAAATGATAAATGTAACCCTCTATACAAAGAAATGGTTTATGTGACTCTATCTCTTGGTGCAAAAATGGTATTGGGATGGATGCTATTCGTAAATATTCTAATGGCGTAGTATAAATATATCCATATAAATATAACATAATGCGTAAGACCTATCTATCAGATGACTCGGATGAAGAAGAATGCAAAGACATGCATAGGAAGGTTAAAATATTAGTCCTAGGTGATAAAAAGGTAGGTAAAAGCTCTTTTATTCAACGAATCACGAAGGGATACTTTACACTGTTTTATACACCTACCAAAAACATTGAAATACACCGACAGGTAAAAATAGGAAACATGATAGTAAGCTGCTGGGAAATACCATCTCACATCAAATATCATTTTAAATTACAGACACTGGAAGCAGACGTAGTGCTATTAATGTTTGACACCAAAAGGCCACACACAAAACAATGCGTGGCAGACTCTTGGAAAACCATGTATAACCAATTAAAAACACTTCCTTATATTTTTGTTGTTGGTGTTAGAAACCCGGAGGCACCGGCACCGGAGGGAGACCATGGAATCTATTATATTGACAACATGAGCACAGATGGATACAACCATTTATTATATAACATTTATCAACGCATAAACAACCTATAAATATGCTTTTGTATTTTAATAAATGTTCCGGTATTTTAAACGTGTCATAAAAGGTTACGACCATACGAAGAAGTTTGCCGTGTGGTTCGGAACTTATTGGTATTTACTGTAGATATACATTGTCAAACTTGCAAAAAGAAGGCATGATAAAATACCACCGACCCACCAACGCCGTGGATTATATACAAGCCAATCGTTATTCAAATTAATATTTTATATCTATATATTATTTGTATATGTTGTAAAATGCCAAAACCTACGGATAGTGACAGGGGGGCAAACCCCAAGAGAAAAAACGGAAGATGCCCAAAGGGATATAGGTACGACAAAAATGCAAATAAATGTGTTTTCAACCCTGATTCTACTTATTGGAGGGAACAACCGCTTCGTGACATATTGTCAAATACCTTTAAAATAGATAACACAAAAGTAGGTATCAATTTTAAAGATATATTAACAAAGTGGAATAAAAAAGAATCTAAAAATAGTCCATCTTCATATCTAAAACGTGCAGCTTTAATGGCTGGTATAGTGGTTGTTGGAATTGGGTCGATATGGGTAGGTAATTTTTTACTGGCGGCATACTCCATAGCTGTCACTTGGGCAATACCGGCAAGCATTGTGACATTTGGTCTAATAACACTTGGCAATTTATATGTTCATGGTCTTAATTATTATGATTATAAGCAGCAAAAGAAATTGGATATGGACCAGTGGCATTTATTCGCATGTGAAATTCAAACTATTATCGGTGAGGAAGAGGAATATCAAATAAAATTGTTAAAAGACCTAAAGAAAGAAATAGAAGATTGGTCTAAAACCCAAAAGGCTGGAATCACGAAAGGGCAAATAAAAGAGTTAATCGATAACATAGATGCAATAATAAAATGTGAAAAAAACGATGAGTGTTCTAAAAAATTACGTGTGATTGTTGGCTTTTTACTTGACCGAATACAGGATAGCATGCCAGTATACGAATCCGAGGTAAAAATCCCTGAAGGGTGCGAAATGCCGAAATATATTCTCACTCTTAACGAAGATCAGGGCAAAATTGACGTTAATGATGTCCGCTATGGTGGACCACAAAACTTCTCGGTGCCAACTGTGACCATGTCTAAGATGCCCGAGGGTATTCAAAAACTGGAGGTACCCGAGGGTATTCAAGAACTGCAGGAAAGGGTGATGAAGGCCGCAGTTGCGGAAATTCAAAGTTGTGTCATCAATGAAATTACCGCAATTCACGATGCACAACGCCGTTTCTTGGATAAGCTCATTCATAAGCCCGGTCGTGTATATGGAAGGAACTTAATTGATAATAAATTCACCGACATTGAAAAAAAACTAAAAGATGTACAAACACTGGATGAATTTAATCAGTTTTCCAAGTTTATGTGCAAGTTTAGTGACCACAAAGGTATAATTAAAAAACATTATAACAACAGCAAGGAATATAGAGAAGTGGACGAACGCATGAATATGGACATAAACCAGATTATTGCAATACGAAAACTACAGGTTAAAACTATATTGGATCTATATGGGTCGTATATATTTAACATCAGGGAATTGATAAAGGTAGACTATTGGAACAAAGCCCTCTCTTTGTTTGAAGATCAGGGGGTTGGGTATAAAGGTCTCTTTAAGAAGGCAATTACATACACCGGTCGCATCACACTTCCATACAATGGTAGAATGGACGGTGGAAGGTTTATAACCATCAAACAATTAAAGGATGCACTGGATGAATCATTAAAGAAAGATATCGACAAGGAGATTGAGGCATCCGCTTGGAATTGGCCTTCCTTTTTAACGGAACAACCATTGCCGAAATTAAAATTTTAAACTTGAGAGGCCAACCATGAAAATCCTTTATCGATTCCGTTACCCGTAGTAGCCGTAGATTCACATATTTTCCATGCGTCAAACTTACGCATAATACGGTGCAAATCCAGTATACTTGACAATTCGTTGGTAGAAGCCGCACCGGGAAGATCTTGTTTGTTTGCAAATATTAAAAACACACAATTTTTTAAGTAACTGTGCTCTGTTAACTTTATTAATTCTTTTTGTACCGCAGAAAATCTACGTCTATCTCCACTATCAATAACAAATACTACCGCATCTGCATTTTCAAAATAATTATGCCACATTTTACGAATCTTATCCTGACCACCAATGTCCCATCCAATAAAGCTTAAATTGCCGTATTGTATATGTTCGCAATTAAAACCAATGGTTGGGATCGTTACCATATTGTCTCCGTACTTCAAACGATTCATAATGGTTGTTTTACCAGATGCATCCAAACCGAGGATAAGAATCGAAGCTTCTTGGTTTCCATACATCCAGTCCGAAAACACGGAAAGTATGCCCCCCATTTATTAGGTATACACCTCTGTTTATATATACAAATGACTTAAAATCCGTGCTACGCCGGCACTTACCATTTAGTAAAAAGAAAAATATACTATATATATGTGCTGTATTTGTCATAATAAAATGTCTTCATCCAACGTAGGAAAATCTGCAAGCACTGACGCCGCCTTGGGCACCCTTACCACCGGTGATGGAGCTCACCCATTGACTAACTTTTTTGGTCCTGTTTCTGGACATCATGAAAAGCTAAGAGCAGATGATCAATTGAGTCATGAGACATACAACTTGCCTCGCGCCTATGTCGGAAAGAACAAGTACCTTGAGGAAACCCTCGACTTTATGATCCGAAAAGAGGATGAATTCTACACCAAATCACTCTTACCATGGGAATTTACCGATGATTTACATATCTCGTGGGAAATTTTCTCCTTTAACCGTACTCTAGCAGATTTGGAGCCCCATCAGGGTCTACCCAGATTTGTGACGCAAGAATCTGAAAAACACAGTGATAATTTGCTACGCAGGGGTCTTGCATTCATTATTGAACATGGGTTCTACAAAACAGAACGTGGGAAACGCCACTTCAGTTTGAATCTGCAACAAATCACCGATGCTGTGCATACCACATGCTATTTCGGTGTTATTCATGCTCTACTAGGCGGTAAATCATATTACCGTGAATGGAGACGCAAATTTGGCCGCCAAGTCAGCCGCCGTAACGATCTTTTCAGGGAAGAACGTAAACGATGGGCTTGTGTACAAAAATCACGGGATGGCTTGTACCTATTGGATGCCGAATTGAAACACGAATTAAAACGTGAGGGCGTAGTTCCCAACCTGTGGGTCTTCCCCGATAAAATGGGCATCTACGTGAACATGGTCTCCGGTGATGCATTATCGTACAAGGAACGGGGACCGGAAGCCATTTCAAACCGTAATGGAGGAGACAAGGTTCAAACTTTCCGAGGTCTCCCAGTTTTTGAGGCACAATCTTTCGATGTTGAGTTTACTTCGGAACCAGTTGATCTCATGGTGCGGGATCGACAATGTGGTGAATGGTTTTGGCTTCCAAATGGAGGTGAAATTGCCATCTACGACGCGGACTCGGATAAATTTGAAAAGATCTCTGCTACTACAGTGACACAAAACGGTGGTGCCGTTTTTAATGGCGCCGGTGACGCATCGGCTGGCGAAAACGGTACAGAGGCTCTTGTCGTTCTCCCAGCTCCGACCACCACCGCGGCTCCGACCACCACCACGGCTTCGACCACCGCCACGGCTTCGACTAAGAACATTGTGGGCCACATCCTCTTCCGTCCATTCCAAACCTACCGTATGGCCTCTGCAATCTTGGCCAAGGGCGGTTCTGAATTAGGAGCAACATATCACGGGCACCATGACTTCATGTTGTCAGATGATATTTTAAGGAAAGTCCATGTAGGTCACTATACCTTTTACAGCAAGTCGGTGGTCAAAAGACCTAAAAATTATGTAATCATTGAAGACATCTTTTCTCAAGGATACATTGGAGGCGAAGGAACCGCATTCTTTAGCCCAGCTAGCTTCAAGGAGGCGGTTTCAGACGGAACATTGGGCCGTGGTGGAAAACCAAGTATGATTGCCGTGGCTGTACAGACCGATTGTCCAAAGCACGATGTGTTGGATATCACTGGCCGTTTCCATCAAACGGTATATGATATTTTTGATGAAAACGATGCACAGAAAGAACATTACTTTGGATCTGGAAAGGTTTATGCGGAAATGGGTCTGGATCAAATGGAACCATACCGTAACAACATTGCCGATGAATACATTCAACGCGTGCAACGATTTAACACCGTCTGCTTCCGTGGTATGCAGTACACTAAACTGGATGCTGCAGGTAAGCCAGCCGCGGCAAGCGCAAACGGTGAATTTAAGGTAACTCAGTTGAACACGGGCCATTGGGGGACGAACGTATATGCCGGTGTTCGCAAGGTGCGTGAGGGAGAAAACTCTTTCATGAAACAATGTGAACATGAAGTTGTAAGTGGTCTATAAATACCATAACATATGTAATAAATGGAAACTCAATATTTAAATCTACTTCATCATTTACTTACGAAAGGTGAAAGACGCCCTACGCGATCTGGAACCGTATACTCTTCCTTTGGTCATCGTCTCGAGTTTGACCTCTCTCAATACTTTCCTCTCCTGACTACTAAAAAAATGTTTTTTAAAGGCGTGGTTGAAGAACTTTCATGGTTTTTAAAAGGGTGTACGGATGTATCGATACTGCGTGAAAAAGGAGTACATATTTGGGATGGTAACACCGAAGACCGTGGGTACGACGCTGGACCAGTGTATGGCTTCCAGTGGAGACATTTTGGGGCTGCCTACACAGGCTGTACCAGTGACTACAGCGGGAAAGGGCAAGATCAAATCCAGCGTGTCATCGAGTTACTGAAAAACGAACCGGGCAGTCGTCGTATACTACTAAGTGCATGGAACCCACAACAACAGCACCAAATGGCCTTACCACCATGCCATGTTTCCTATCAATTCTATGTTGACGCCGAAGGAAGAATACATTGCCAGATGTACCAACGCAGCGCCGATGTATTCCTCGGTCTACCATTTAACATAGCATCTACCGCCCTATTAACACACTTGTTGGCACACGAGACGGGGCGTAAAGTAGGGAAACTACATATTGTTATCGGTGACGCTCACCTATACGAAGACCATGCCGGTGTAGCCGCTATACAGGTGAAGCGAGTGCCGCATACACCACCCAACATCGAAATTGTACGCGAAAAAGATGGCCTGTGGGATGTCAAAAGGTCTGAAATAAAGATCATCGGATACAAATCCCATGCCGCACTCAAGGCAAAAATGGCAGTCTAA